CTAGTAGCGCCGCGGTCCGTAATCGTAATCCGGGCGCCTTTGAGGGGGCCCGTCATCTTCCCAGCGGTCATAACCCCTGCGCTCGCCTCCCTCGCAAACGAGTTGCCCCCGCAGGTTGGCCAGCCCGCCTCGGCGGCAGGTCCGCGTGTCGATCCTCGTGGGAACGTATTGACCGCGTGTCCGACACAGCGCCCGAACGTAGGGGCCCTGCACCTCGATCTGAGTGCAACTCTGAGTGAAGCTCCCGTAGACCTGGGCCGAGGCGCCGGCGCTGGACAGGCCCAGCGCGAGCCCGCAGGCCGACAACAGCAGAAATGGTCTCGTCACAGCGTGCTCCTATTGCTTGGCTGTTACCACACATGGGACGCGCGCGATGAACGACCAGTGACTCGGCGCGGGGAGGAGACGCGCCCTTCTGCCGCCGCTAGGAGCTGTAAGGACGGGCATCGGCGGCAGCGTACCGAATGCAGCTACGAACTGCGCGCATCCACCACCGAAACATCATTAGATCAGCAACAAGAGCCAGACATGACACTACGAGCGCGGCATCATGAATGGCTGCGTCCCTGCTGATGGCAAGGGTCAGCCCCCAAGCTGAGGACGTGATGAGAAGCCACAGGCATCTGAAAAATGGCCATCCCATGCGCTCCAACACAAGCGCGGCATAAACACTGGCTGTGAGCCACCATACTGATCCTAGAAGCCATCCTGCCCACATAGACCGGCATGCCCCACCAAAAGCCAAGCTCTGACTAACTACGGCCGTGCTTGGCGGTTCCGCGGTCCGAAGGTCTAATCAGCGTGGCTGGCAAGGGCCTGCTAGAGGCTCGTGCAGATCAGAACGGCGCCCGCTGATGGGGGCATGGGTGAGGCGCCCAGATCTTGTTGCGTACCGATAGCGGGGCCGAGCGGGAATAACCCGCCGGCCCCGTTTCTCTCTCAGAGGGGCGGTCACCATGGGCGGGCGTAAGGGTCAGATGCTGGATTTCGTAGGCGCGGTTGTTTTCGCGGCGCTCGCGGGCTCCTGGGCTGGCTTGTGGTAGTCGCCAGGCGCTGCCACTTGCTGCTAGATCAGGGCCGGCCCTGAACCTGCTTCGTGAGGGCGTCGATGGCCTTTGCGAGGCGGTCGTTCTCCCGCTCGTTCTGAGCCTGGGTCGCCTCCCGGATCGCCGCGGCAACCTCGTGCAGGCCGGCCGCGATCTTGTCCCCGGCCGCGCCCAGTCTCTGGAACTCCTCGATGTAGAGCCTCGTCCCTTCGACTGAGGCGAGCGCGCCGGCAGCGCCGGCCAGGAGGCCCGCCTTCCCACCTTCCTTGATCTCGGCGTCCCGTTTGTTCTCCGTCCGCCGGTACATGAAGAAGGCGGCGATCGCCGGCAGCAGCACGCCCAGCAGCGGGGCGATGTCTCTAAGGATTTCCCGCATCCGACGTCCCCACCTTCGACCGTGCCTCTCTGATGTGGAGACTGTCTTGCCTGTGGACGTCCTCTCCGCCTCGCAGGCCGGCGAAGACCTCGAACGTGAAAGCCGTCACCGCGATCGCGAGCAGCATCGGCGGTCCGGCATCGCCCGGCATGGCCTCGTCGACCGCGAAAGCCAGCGTCAGGGCCACTGCCAGCGTGAGCCAGAACCCTCCCCCGACGCAGCACCCGCCGATGCGCCAGAGCGGCGTGTAGCGGTAGCCGCCGTTCTGGATGATCGCCCGCCACCGCAGCACGCCCACGAGAACCAGGATCCCCCCTCCCGGGCCCTCCGAGATCCATGCCTTCATAAGCGCGTAGTAGGGCAGGAGGAACGTCTCCCCCGGCCAGAGCAGGATGGTGCCGCACGTCACCATAAGGGTAGCGAGCATCATCTCGAGGGCGTGGGTCTTCACGGGCTCATGGAAGACCATGGTCAACGCTTTCCCGTGACCTTTGCCGCCACGGCCGCGACGACGCCCTGCCGCGGAACGCCGGTCGCCAAGGTCTCCTTGAACTTCGACGTGTCGCCGGCGATGTAGCCGTTCAGCCCGGCGAGGATGGCGAAGAACGGGATCGACGAGGTGAGGGCAGCCGTGACGACCTGGAGCGCAGTGGCGTCCGCCTTCCAGAGGTGCAGCACGAACGGCGGAAGCACCGCGATCGCCCAGAGCAGCGTGGCGTAGCCGATGAGATGACGCCAGTGGTACCAGGAAACGCCGGCCGTGACCTCCGCCCGCATGGTCTCGTTGATAGACGCGCTCTGGGCGCTCCGGTCGGCCGCGTTCGCCTCCGCCTCCCGCGCCATCGCATCCCAGCGTGCCGCGGCCTCGCTCTCGACGGACTGGATCGCCGCGACCGCCTCCGGCCGGACGTCGCCGGTCGGCGTCAGGACGGCACCCGCAATCGCCTCCGGCGTCGGCGCCGTGCCGAGCTGCCGCGCGAGGTAGGTGCCGGCCCATTCCCCGAGCAGCGCGCCGCCCGGGAACGGGATCGCGCCGCCGAGGATCTTGCCGAGGGTCGGCGCATAGGGTGCGAGCGACTGCGCCAGGGACTGCCAGTTCATGCTTGTCCTCCAATGAGTTCTTCGTTGAGCGCGGCGTAGGCCCGGGCGCGTTCCCGGTTGTGCGAACCCTTCCACCAGAAGAAGAGCGCAATGCCGATCAGGACGACGGCCAGGACGGCGAGCACCGGCCAGAGCTCGACGCCGTCCGGCAGCGTGTCGGGAGCCTGCTCAGGCGGCACAGTCGCCCCGGCCCCGGAACCCGCGCCCGCGGTCCCGGCCGTGCCGGCGACCTTCTCCTGACGGCTCGCCGTCTTGTCGGCCCCTGCCCGCTCGGCTTCGACCTTCGCCGCCATCGTGCCTTTCGACGCGCCCATGGCGGCGAGAGCCCAGGCGACGCCGACGGCCTCGATGCGCGCGACCCGGCGCGACCATCCCTTGCTGTAGGTCGACCACACCTTGAGGCTCCGCATGAAGCTGAGGCGCAGGGCACAGAGGCGCTTCACGGTCTCGGCATGGTTCTCGCTGCCGACCGCCTTCGGGAGGAGCTGCCGCACGCGGCCGACGCCGGAGTTCACGGCGAGGTCGAAGGCGGCGAGGTCGACGCCGGCGAAGAGGCGGTCGCAGCCGGCCGGGCCCCAATAGTCCCGCGCGTAGATCTCGGCGGCCTGCGCGAGCGTCAGGCGCGGGATGTCCAGATGGGGATAGCTGTTCGCGGCGATGCCGTACTTCGTGCCGAGCAGCCGGCCGGCGCCGACCTTGCCGCCGGTCCAGTTGCCCGGGTCGCGCTTGTCGTTGGTGAAGCCACCTTCATGGCCGAACACCTCCGCCAGCGCGCGCTGGAGGTTCTCTCGCATCGGATTGTCCTGTGGTGGGGAGGAAGGTGACGCTGCGGCATCCTCGGATCCGAGGATGCTGGAAAGAGCTTGCCTGACGGTGCGTCAGAGCCGCTAAGGCCCAGCTTCAGGTCTTTTGATGGGAGGGCGCGATGTCCCCGCAACTCGCGGTCGCAGTAGAACTCGCGATGGCACTCGTGATCTTCGCCGCCGGCTTTGGTGCCGGCTACTACGTTCGCCACGACATCTCACGCAGGAAGAGGCGTGAAGCCAGGCGGCACGGGCCCTGGTGATTCCGTTCACCCGAACGGCGACGCCGGCACGATCCGCTTGAGGCCGTGGGCGGCTGCAACTGCATCGAAGTGAGCGGAGGCGTCGAAGTCCTCGCCGGGCTGCACGAGATGAGCGTCCATGATGAGGCTGCCCGTCACGGCGTCGAGGTCGTCGGCGGTGAGGCCGAGAGCCTCCCAAGGGGCGTCGGGCCACTGACCCTGATGCGCCGCCAGGAGCGCATCGACGAACGCCTGCTGGGCCGCGGTGGAGCACCCGAAGGCTGTCGCCGGCTCCTGCCCGTCCTCTGACAGCGGCACACTGTAGGTCTTGCCGGGCCATACGTCGTAGCCAAGGGCGCAAGCGATCTTGTTGCCGGCCTCTTGCAGGTCTGCGCGAAGAATGAGCGCAAGACGGTGCCGGAACGCGCTCATAGCGTGACCCCATTCTCAGTCGCGAGATACTGCACCATGCGCGTACGATCCGTTGATCCGAGATCGGGCACGACGATGTAATCGTGCAAGCGCCCCGCGAAGGGGAACCCAGCGGCGTTGTACTGCCCGAACTGAAGTTGGACCCATGTGCTCAGATCGAGGCCGCGCACCTCCAAAATCTTCTTGGAACCGACCGGCATGGCATCGAGCAGAGCTTGGCGCGTTGCTGTTACGGCAACGCCGTTCACGGCGTATGTCGGGGAGCCGGCCCCCGCATGAGGGGAGGCCGCCGATGCCTGTGCCACCCCGAAGAACCGGGAAAGGCTGTTCGGGTCATTCCCTGCCATCCATACATCGTCGCCGGGCTGAAGTACGGCATAGACCGACAGCCCGGAGGGGAACGTCAGGACATCGGTGAACAGGGCGTCGTCAACCCCGTCGAAGGAGAGCCAGTTCGGGCTGCTGGTGGATCGGTAGAGCGGCTTCGCGGCCGAACTGCTCTGCCGCCAGTATCGCGCATTCGTGCTCTTGTCGGTGATGCGGCCCACGGGTTGACTGTCCGCAGTAAGCGGCGTGGTGCCGTCGCTGCCTTGCGTGAGCTTCGCGATGTCACGGGCGCTCCACCACGCCCAGGGAGACACATCGGCCGGTGTCCACACGGTCACCGTGACGGATGGCGCCAGCAGCACCGCAGGCGCTGAGAGGAGCGGCGCAACGAGGGCCACAGGCCCAGCCGAGACAGAAGGCACCAGAGCCACCGCAGCGGCGTCCAGCAACGGCGCTTCCACCGTCACCGTCCCCGGCTGCACAGACGGCGCCAGAGCCACCGCAGAGGCGTCGAGCAGGGGTGCGGCGATCTCCACCGGCCCGGGCTGCACGGACGGCGGCAGGACGGCCGCAGAGGCGTCCAGAAGGGGCATGTGCAGGGCCGCGGTTACAACCACCGCCGGCGCCAGCGCCCGCGCCGCACTCTTGAGCACGGGCGGGTAGAGCGTCCCTGCCTCCCGCTCCGTCGGCAGCCCGTCCGCATCGACGGCGAGCGTGACGACATCGGGACCGGGAACGACGACGAGCCTAGTCACGGTTCAGCCCTCCCGTGACCGTGATGTGGCCCGTGGCGTAGACGCGCTGGCCCGTGTCGGTGCGGCGCTCGAGCTCGTAGGTCGCGACCCTGCCGAGGGGCAGGAGCCTCGTCTGCGCGACCGTGTAGGCCCAGCGGACCACTCGCTCCCCCAGGTCGATCACCAACCCGCCCTCTTCCGAGGTGGCGCGCAGGGAGCCTCCCCGCCAAGAGACGGACAGTTCCCAGCCCACGTCCACGTCGAACGAAGGCGGGAACTCCCACTCCACCACGGGCTCATTGGTCCCGCGGTGCAGGCTGAAGTCGAGCACGGTCGCCATGATGGACCTCGCTTACAGGGAGACGATTCCGCCAGCATTCCAAGTGATGACGATGTCGCCGCCGTTAGGCTGGACCGGCAGGCCCGTGACGCCTGTGTCGAAGAAGGCCACCAGCCGCGATGTCGCCGCCGAGCCCGTGTCGATGAACAGGATCAGCGCCTCGCTCTGATCGCCCGTGACGGCCGTGAAGGTGACATCCGCGGCATCGAACAGGCCGTTCGTGAATGTCTTGCCCGTCAGGGCCGGCGAGGTCGCCACCCGCGCGCCCGCGGGAACGTCGGACAGGAACTCGTGCGCAGCCGAATAGGTGTAGTCGGCCAAATCGACGAGGAGCGCCTTCACGGTGCCCGAAACGAGGGAGGCGTTCGCGGCGTCGCCGTAGGCGGCCACTTTGTAGAGGGGATAGACTGCATTGGCCATTGTAGGCTCCATAGGTTCGCGACCCGAGGAGCGGGCGCGGGGCGAAGAGGTCGGGAGGGGGTGGGTGGCGGTGGGCTGCTACAGCGTCGCGGCGAGTCGCCAGAGATCGTCCAGGTTTGCGTCGGTCCAGCCGAGCGCAGCGGCGAGCGCAAGCGTCATCGGATGTCGGCGCTCGTAGGTCTGAGCCGAGCGCAGGAACATGACGGCCCTCTGCCGGGTCGCCTCGTCGGGAATCGCGGCAACGACCGCGGCGAGCTGTGCCGGGATCGCGCCGGTTGCGCCCCATTCCTCCGCCTCGGGCCACGGGATCTCGCCCATCTCGGCGAGCGCCTGGGCGAACTGACGATCGCTCACGGCGGCCGGGACGGGGTTGGCCGGAGCGTCCCCGCCCTCGCTCGTCGCAAACCGCTCCACGGCGCTCCCAGCGGCTTCCGCGAGGGCGAAGGTGCGGACGATCTCGCTCGCGAGGCCCATCGGGACCGCCCGGCAGCGGACGCCGCGGAACGTCGCCTCGGCCGGAAGCCCGAGGGCGTTGGCCGCCGCCTGGAGTTGCGCCGCGACGTCCTCGATGGACGCCGGCTCCTCGACGGCGAGGGAGACGACGAGGCCCATCACAGGAGCTCCACGATCTCGCTCGCCCAGGTGTGGGGCGCCTGCGATGCGTTGGCCTCGACGATCTCCGAGAGGGCCCGGAGACGGCCGTAGATCGTCCGTTTCGGGAGCATCACCGCGGTATCGTCGGGGTCGTAGATCGCGAGGAGGTTCCCGGAGATCCCGAGGGTGTCCATCATATCCTCGACGGATGGGTAGGCGCCGAACGCCTCGGCGTCGGTCAGCGCGTCGAGCGTGAAGCGCAGCGAGCGATATTTCGGCTTGGTGCCGAAATGCGACTGGCCGCCCGTGGTCCGGCTCTCGGTCGTGTCGTCATTCACCTTGATCGCGGCGCCGTAGCTCATATTGATCGAGGGCACGAAGGGCACCCCGGCCATGAAGCGGCCGACCTCGACGTAGTTGTCCGGGTTCAACGTGTCCGTAATGTCGATGAGAACGTATTGCCCGGAGACGGCCGCCGCTGCCCGGTACAGCGTCAGCCCCGCGTTCGCGCCGTCCGCGCCGACCGTCACGGTCTGGTCGAGGAGCGGCGCGGAGCCGTTCGAGGCGTTGGAGACGCGAATGCGGACCGTTGCCGCTGCGGTCAGGTTGTGACTGATCAGCGCAAAGATCTGGAAGCTCTGCGCCGATCCGTGGTCGAGCACGAACTTGGTCGAGCCCGTCGCGTCATCCGACGAACGGGCGACGGTCGTCCGCTGCTGGCTCTGGATGTTGGTCAGGGGCAGGCCCGAGAGCCACGATCCGACCGCCAGAAACGACCCGCTGTCGCTCGCGGGGCTGTAGAGGATGTGCAGGCGCGCCATGGTCTACCCCCAAATCCCAAGCTCGGTCTCGCCCAACTCGTGGATCTCCTCCATGTCGACGACGACGAAGTTCTTGCCGGAGGCCAGTCCGTACCGCGGGTGCGTGATGTTGATGACCTGCCCGATCTCAAGGCCCATCGTCTGCACGTTGAGCCGGACCCGGAAGAAGTCGCGCTTGACCTTGTAGAGATCGAGGAGCCGGGTCGCCTCGGTCGTGACGTAGGCGAGGTGGTCGATCACCCCGTCGAGATCGATCGGCGTCGCGAGCGGGTACGCCGTCAGGACGGAGCTGTCCTGCGCGACCACTTGGCGCCACTCGGTCTGGAAGTAGGTGCGGTCCGCCGCCGAGACCCCGCCCGCGATCTGGTCGGCCGTCAGCGGCGTCCAGTTGCGCTGATAGCGAAGGTTGACGAGATGCGTCGGGTCGGCGGTCTGTTCCCGCTTGATCGAGAGGATGTGCCGGGTGTCGTAGAACGCAACCGGCGAGGCCGGCGCGGTGATGCGCCCGACCGCGAGCTGCCCCGCCCGGTTGACCGTGTACCAGGTGCCCGACCCGTTCGCGATCCGGTCCATCACGTCGAGCCCGGTCCCGCCCTCGGGGAGCCAGATCCCGACGTTGTCGGCCAGGACGGCGTTGAGAGCGGCGTAGGCGGTCGCGTCGTAGGACGTGACCCCGAGCGTGTTCGCGATCCACTTCTGGACTTGCGCGACCGTGCCGTAGGCGGTGATGACCCAGGATGCCCCCGCCACGCCGACGCCGTTCGCGCCGACGACCGACATTGTCAGCGTCGAGCCGACGTAGCTCGTCACCGTCCCGGAGAACCAGTAGCCGTTCCAATTCGTCGCTGAGCGGACAATGACCCACGAGTTGACCGGGAAGTCCTTGCCGGAGCCGACCGTCAGGGCGATCGAAGCGCCGACCGCGGGCACGTTGAAGGCTTGGGAGAAGGCCGTGGATTCCAGCCCAAGCCCGATCACGTTGCAAGTAATCGGGCCCGTGATCGACCCGCCGAGTTCGATCGTGCCGTTCGCTACGTCGTGCCGGAACTGACCTGCCGCCGGGGTGCCGTCAACCGCACTAAGAGCTACTGCGGAAACATAAACAGCGTCGACGTTCGTCGTCCCCGTCGTCCCCGCGAGGCCGGATCCGACGTCGAAGATGTGCCGGCCGCCCGTGTTCTTCCCGAGATAGACCGGGGTGATGTTGCGGCAGAGCCCGAGCGCGATGGGCTTGAGCCGGTCCTTCATGTTGGCCGTGCCCTCGGCGCCTCCCGTGCCGGCGTAGCGGGCCGTCGAGATCAACCTGTCGAATTTCTCCTGCAAGTCGCGCAAAACGATCGTGAAGTAGTCGTCATCGTGCTCGAACCCCGCAGTCGTGCCGTCGAAGATCAGCACGAAATCGGAGAAGGCGAAGCCTGGCCCGCCCATGTAGACCCGCACCCGCCGCCCCGACCACGCATAGCCGGCGAGCGCGTCGAGCCCGCCATCCGCGTTGGACAGGCGCAATCGCCCGCCGCCGGGAAGGGTGGAGCCGGCAAGCCGACCCTCCTTGAACAACGCCCGCTTGATCGAGATCGCCGAGGACAGGCGCTCGGCGAACAGAGTGTGAGCGGGGCTGTCGGACGCCCCGCTCACGAAGCCATGCGAGGAGTAGTAGAGCGTCCGCGTGGCCGTAATCGCGGCGTCGTAGGGCTCCAAGATCACGAGGAACCGAATGTCCGGCTTGTCGGAGGCGAGGAGGTCGGTAAAGAGGCTCACCGCCGCCCTCCCTGCGCCCGCTGCTGCCCGGCCGGCTCACGATCGCCCGCCAGGGTTTCGGCTGCGACCGCAGACCTCACACCAGCTTTTGCGAGCGTCTCGATGACCTCGTTCAGCCGGCGGATCTCCTCGCGCGACTGCGCCTGCTCGGCCCGGAGGAGGCGCAACTCGTCGACCACGGGGCCCCAATCATCATGATTGTCGTTGCCGGCGCCTGCGCTCCCCGGCCAATGGCCGGAATTGATCGCCTCGAGCACGGGGGCCCATTGCTCGGCCTGCGATGCCCGGACGACGAACTCGCCGGCGCTCAGCCGCGCCGCGATGCTGTCCGAGGTGGATGAGCCTGGACCGCGGACCCACCCGCCGAGCGCGTAGGGCTGCGAGCCATCGTTGACGCCGCCCAGCGCGCCAGGGCCGTCGTTGTTCGCCCCGGGCGTGCTCGCGCTGCCCGGCGACCCGTCGAAGCCGCCGCTGTTGTAGGGCACGTCACCCAGATTGTGGGGCGTGTAGTTGTAGCTGTCGCGGTTCGAGTAGTTCGCCGTCCCATCCGCGTTGAAGCTCGCGCCGATCACGGCAGGGTCAGTGATGCCGAAGAGGGAGCCAGCTCCGATCTGGGCAGGCGTCAGCCCGGCATAGGCGGTCAGGCCGACGATGTCCTGCACCATCGCGCCGATGGACGCGAGCGACATGAAGCTCGCCTTGAGCGTGCCCTTCTTGAGGTCCTGTCGGATCTGATCAAGGATCGGGTTGACCGATGTGGGCATTGCCGGCGTGAGCTGCCCGGGGTGGAACGGCACCCCACGCCCGTTCCTTCCGAAGTAGCCGTTGTCGTCGATCTGGTCCGCGATCTCCTGCGGCGTCATGGTCCCGGTCTGCCCGAATCCGGGGTAGCCGCCCAATGGGAACCCCCCGTCCGCAATACCGTGCGGCATGCCGGGAATGCTGTGCGGCGCCCCTGACGTCGGCTGGTTCGGCGTGCCGAGGCCCGGCGGCCCGAACGTCCCGGTTCCGGTGCCGTAGACGCCGCCGAAGCCGCCGCCGGTCGTGAACGGGCCGCCGCCGAAGGTGCCGCCGGTCGTGTAGTCGCCGACGATCGGGCCGGGGTTCACCGGCTGGGCGTCAGGGTTGGGCCCGGGCGGCGTGCCCGGCACGTCGCGGTCGAGACCATGGTCGATGGGCCCCACGAAGCCGCCGCCGCCCGAGCCGGGCGTGGGTGCGCTGCCGGGCCCGGGCATGTAGCCACCGCCGCCTGAGCCGACACCGGGTGCAAGGCCGCCCGTCCCGGGAGGCGAGCCTCCTCCGATGGCGCCGCCGATGGAGCCACCGGACCCGGCGCCATCGCCCGGGAGCCAGTATTCGCCCAGGCTGCCCCAGAGAGTCGGCAGGAAACGGTTGCGCCGGCCAATGCCCGCGGAGCGCCGCAGGCGGCCGACGGGATCGGCGACACCCGTGTTCATAGCGACGAGCGTTGCCTCGTGCCTCGCCGCCGCCTGCGCGTTCACTACGAACTCGCCATCGCTCAGGAGCGCTGGAATCGCATCATCCTGCGGCCCACCGCGGCCGCGCACACGGCCGCCGCGCGCGAAGCCCGGCACGGCACCGATCTTGCCGAGCTGCGCCAGCACGTCGTTGAAGATCGCAGCATACTGCGGGCCCGAAGCAAACATGCCCTGTGAGGCCGAAAGGTACGCCTGCGCCACGCCCTGCAGGTTGCCGAGCGCCGCGGTATCGCCGCCCTGCGCCTTGGCGAGGGTGTCGCCGTAAGCCTTCTGAGCCGCCGCAAACTGATCGCCCGGTGAAAGCGCGCTCTGCGGCCCAAGCTTGAGGTCCAGCACAAAGTCGGCGATTGACTGCTTCAGGTTGTCGAGTTCGTCGGACACGGTCGAGCCGAGATCGGCGATCACGCTCGCCAGGTCCGGAAACTGACGCTGCAGGTCGGCGAGCGCCTCGGACGTGAGATCCGCACCCTCGATAATGTCGCGGACGGTCGCCTCGTAGGCATTCTGCACGAGAGACTTGTCGATCCCGACTGCCTTCGCATCCTTCAGATCAAGGCCGCGCTGGCGCTCGGCGTCGGCCAGATCGTTGAGGTACCCGTTGCCCTGCGCGTCGTTGATCCGGGCGGTGAGGCTGGCCTTAAAGTCACCACGCAGGGTCCGCAGGGCCTCGTTCAGCTCTCCGCGCACCGCCTTGCCCGCGTCCTCCGCCGACATACCGAGGTCGATCAGCACGTCCTTCAAGCCCGCGGCCGCGCCCTGGACCTCGGCGAGACGGCTCGCGAACTCACTCTGATCCTGCGGGTTGAGGAGGCCGAGCGCATAGGCGGCGCCAGCCTTCCGGACATCGCGGACGCTCTCGTTGGCGGTTTCGGCGTCGGAGACGAGGCCGGCGAGAGTCTTGCCGAGCTCGTCGATGGCGGCCGCAGCAGCCATAAAGGGTCCGCTCGGGCCGGCGCCGCTCTCCAGGGACGCGATCAGGCCATCGATGGTCGCTTTGAAGTCCTGAACGGTGTCCTTCCAGCCCTCACGGAATGCCTTCTGGATCTCGCGGGCCTCCCGAGGCATATCGGCCTCACGAGCGAGCTGCATCGCCTTGACCGCCGTGGCCTTGTTCTCGGCGCGCCACGCGGCGAGCGAGCCCATGCCCCCGTCGGTCATCTCGGCTTTCCAGGCTTCAATCGCGTCCTTCTGCTGATTCCACGCCTTCGTGGCCTGCCGCAGCTTCTCGGCAGCCGCGTCTGCCGCTCCCGTGATTCCACCGATCAGGCCGGCAATGCCGCCGATGACGGCGCCGGCCGCCGCCATTATGGGATTTCCTGTGGCGAGCCCGGCCCCAAGGCCGCCCATTGCGCCGCCAAGGGCGCCCATGAGCGGGCTCTGCGACTGGTACCCAGTCGAATAGCCTCCTAGGCCCGCCACGAGGCCCGTCATGCCGGCCTGGCCATAGGAGGCCCCGAACACCGGACCGTTGCCCTTCACGGACGACGCCAGCTTGTCCCAGCCAGCGGTGACGCCCTGAGTGCTGCCCGTCTTGATCGCGTCCGTGAGTGCCGTCAGGGTCGCAGTATTGTTGCCGCTCAGAAGCGGGCTGATGAGGTTCGTCTGTAGCCCCTGGAAGCCGACCCCCGAGAAACCCTTGCCGAGGCTTGTGAGGAACGTCCCGAGGCTCGCGCCGGCGGTCGTGAAGGCGTCCTGCAGGGCGTTCGTCAGGACCGACGCGACACTCTCGACCTGCTGCTTGAACCGATCGAGTTCGGCCCGGTTCGCGGCGATCTTCTGGGCGTTGTCGACGTACAGTTGACCCTCGCGGCTGCGCAGGGGCAGGCCGGCGTTGATGAGATCGTGCTCGGCACGCTTGGCAGCGAGAAGGCGCTCGACCTCGTCGGCACTCTTGCCGACGTTTGCCCGCTCGATCGCGAGGAGCTCGATCTCCTGCCCCTGCACGGTCAGCATGTCGGCCATCTGCCGGCGGGCGGCCTCTGTAACCTCGAGACGGCGCAGGGCAGCGCGCTCGACTGCAGCGTCTGCCGAGCTCATCTCCCGGGACGACTGCAGGAGTTCGAGCTCACCGGACAGACGCGCGCGATCGGCAGCCGTCCGCGCGTTCGATAGCTCGATCTGCTTCCGCGTGATCTCGTTCTCGCGCTGCTCCTCGCTGATGATACGGCCCTGAACGTCGAGGAGCCGCTGATCCGCCTCTTCCATGAGGCGGGTATTGCCCCTCGCCTTCTCGATTGCGGTGGCATGGGCCTGCAGCGCCTCATCCCACTTTGAGAGGTGGACGGGCTCGACACTGGAGATGTCGGACAGCGCCCTACGGAAGCTCTCCATATTGGCGAGGCTCGCTCGCGCTTTGGCGTCCAGCGCCTGAATGCCGTTGGCCGCGCCGAAAAGGCGGGCCTCAAGATATGCGGCGCGCTTCGTCGTTTCTAGGATCTCATTAGCAAGCTTCTTGACGGTCTGATCAGTGGTCGTGCGCTCGATCTGAGAAATCTCCTCCCGAAATTCCCGAATCTTCGGGGAGCCGGCGTCCAGGCTCGATTGCAGCCTTGCGATAGCCTCCTCAAAGGCGCGGTATTTAACCGTCGCTGCGCCGACCCCGTCAGCGAACTCCAGATCAATACCTGGAACTGGGGATATGCGCGTTGGGCCAGCTGTCGAGCGGTCAAGGAACTCCTTTGTAAGATCCTTCAGTTCGGCGGCGAGCCGCCTCGTCGTGCCCCTTAATTGGGATTCGATGACAGCGGCGCTATCACGTGCGTATTCCTCCGCCCCTTCCTTGGCGAGCCCGTAGGCATCGCGCAGGCTCTTGACGAGGTCGGCATGCCGCTTAATCCGGTTGTCGAGGGTCTCGACTTCTCCGCCGATGCTCATCAGCGCTTGGACAGCGGTCCCGCCGAGAGCGATTGCGCCGATGGAGACGAGTGTCATCGGAGAGAGGAGACCGAGAAACCCGGCGCCCACGCTCTTGAGGGCGCCCTTCACGCCCTTGTTTTCGCCGTCGAGCGCTAGGGCGAGCTGCGTTCCTTGCTGCATTGCGGTGATGAACGGGGACTGCCCGCTCGCGAGCATTACCGCGACGTCCTGAAACTGGGCCGTGATGTTGCCGGTGTTCGTCCACACCCGCTGCGACGCCTGGGCGACACCGTTAAGGCCAGCGACCTGCGCGGCATAACCGGCCCGCGCGCGGTCGAGCGCCTCCGCCCACTGGACGGTCGTAAGCGCCCCTGCCCGGGAGAGCTGTGCGATCTCCGCAAGCTGGCTCTTGTAGCTCTCCTGGGCCGCGAAGAGCGGGACGTACTTCGCCTTGAGATGGTCGAGCGAGCCAGCGAGGTTGTCGTTCGCTCCGCCAGCCCCCAGTGCAGCCCGGGCAGCGTCATCCGTCATCTTAACGAACCGCCCCTGAGCATCGCGCAGGCGGCCCGTGGCGCTCTCGACGCTCCCGAGCGCGAGAGCTTCAGCCTGAAGCGATCGGTTCAAGGCGTCAACGGCCTGCTGCAACCCGCCGTTCATGCGGGTGGCCTGTTCCGTCTGCCGCCTCAACTGCTCGGCAGCCTCCGCAAGCGTCGTGGTCCGTCGCGATGATCTCTCAGCCGTGGCACCAAAGCTGCCGGTCGCCCGATCGAGTTTCTCGACGCTTTGCTCCGTTGCGACGGCAGCCGCCTTCACCCCCTCCAGCGCACGCTTCGCCTCGGCGCCGCCGGCTACGGCCGGGGCGGGGTCGATCTTGATGGAAAGAGAGCTTTCAGTCATGGAAGGCTCCTTTCGATGTGAGAGAGCGCAATGGAGCTCCTGGTCATCATTGTCGTCTGGCTCGTCTTGGCTGCTCTGGTCGGCGTAGCCGCCGAGGCCCGTGGACGCGACAAGTTCGGCTGGATGGCGATAGCTGCATTCGCCTCGCCGCTATTCGCTGGATTGATCTTGGCCATCATGCCTTCATTGAAGCCAATGCAAGTAACTCTGGCGGATCCTGCGCAAAATTCATCCCGACCTATAGCTGGCGGATTGAAGAAATGCCCAGACTGCGCAGAACTTGTTCAAGCTGAAGCCAGAATATGTCGCTTCTGCCGTCATGAGTTCGATCCCGCAACAATCGCAAGACCATCAACCACGCCATTTGAAGAAGAATACAAAGGTATCCGCTATACAGTTCTTGATAACGAAACCGTACAGGCTGACATTGGTGGCCGGATACAATCCTGGAGTAGCGAAGTCGATTTCTTTGAGTGGGTAGATGTCGGCGGAGCAAGTGAAAGTATAATTCCATCAAACCCTTATCGGGGAGTTCCGTTCACTGAATTGAGAAACGGAATGATCGAAGCCCGCTTCAACGGACGCGCGCGAATGTGGGACAATTTTGAAGATTTCCGAAAATACGTTGACCGAAACGTTCGATTCTAAGTCACCTGTTGTCCGAAGGGCGCCCATCGCAGTGCGCCCCCTCCCCTCGACTTCCTGCCTAGGTTGTGCTGCTCTTCTGCCCGCAGCGGAGAGCCGTCGGCATGACCCAATGGGACCCTACACTTCCCGGAAAGGCGAAGGAGGCCATCCGCAAAGCCTCACAGGCCGAGCAGGAGAGCGCTCTTAAGGCCGCCACCGCTTTCATCGACGGGCTTCCCTTCAAGGGCGAGCGGGCAAGCCCGACACAGACCCTATCGTGGCCACGCATCGGGGTGCTTCGCGACGATGGCGCCCCGATCACGGGCGTCCCGCCAGAGATCAAGGAAGCGACGAGCCTTGTCGCAGGCTTCATCCTCGCTGATGTGCCCTTCGGACCGCCTGCCGTGGCTTGGATCTTCAAGATCATCGACCATCTTCTCGAAGGTGGCGCCGAGTTCATCGACAGTCACGTAGGTTGGCGTCGTCGCACTCATTGATCGCGCCCTTTCTCGGCATCTTCTTCCGCAGCCTTACGAGCCATCGTTCGAAGGCGGCTTTGTCCAAGAGGGTGGTGGTCATCTCTCGAGCAAGTCGCCGTTTCCCCCGCCTCTCGTGCGGTAGCCCCTCCTTCCGAGCGACGGCGCGCCTGAGGATCAGTTGATCCGGCAGCGGGCGGTGGCAGGCGAGACGATCGAATATGGCCACCTGAGCCCTCACCTCTTCTTCACCTTCCTCTTGTCCCGCTGCTTTGCCCGCTCGGCCTCGTGGTCGAGGTAGGCTCGATCCATGGCGCCCAGCAGCCGCTTGAAGCGATCGAACGCATCGGGGTCGTCGATACCATGCCGGGCCGCGTAGCGGTCGATCGACGACCAGGGGATACGCCCTGCTCCGCCCATGGCTCCAAAGGGGCGGTCGGACGAGAGGTCGTTGAAGGCATCCCAGACCCACGCGAGATGCGGCCAGATTTCGGGCTGTTCGAGGAGGGCACGGGGCGGCTCGCCCTCCTCGGCTAGTTTCTGCAACCAGTCGAGTTTTTCGCCCCAGCGGAGGCGCCACTCTAAGCCGCTTGCGAGTTTCCCTGGTCTGCCTCCAGGTCGGCCGCCTGGGCTTCGCCGACCGCGACGGCAGCCCAGATAACGGCATCGCGGAAGCGGCGGTATCGCGGATCGCTCAGGAGCTCGCGCGCCTTCTCCCGACTGAACGGGATCGAGCCGTCCTGGTCTTCGAAGTTCTCCCACCCGAGCAGCACGGTGGCGACGAGGCACTGGTTTGTGACGCGATCCTGCTCATCTGGATCGACACGACCGCCCTGACGCTTCGCGCGCGGCACGGCGTCCAACAGCTTGGTTTGCATGCGCCGGTAGTCAGCGTTGTTGATCCCCCGGACATGAAGGCGAAGGTCGCCCATTTCCGGAATGTCGCCGATCCAAGCGCCGGCCTCGATTTTCACCGCGTCGACGGTGATGTCATTGAGCTTCATCGTTCTGTTCTCCTGTGAATGGGTTGCAGGGGCGGCACGTGATGAATGGCTTTCACAACAACCTTGGCCGCCCCTGCTTCACGGCTCACGCCGTGTCTCGATTAGGTGGCGGGGGCGACACCGCTTCCAAGGGTTTCAATGGGCCTATGGTCGCTCCCCGCCTTCCTCCACTCGCTCCAGAGCAAGCGAAGGAATCTCTTTTCCACATACCTCTGCGCCCGATTGTGCGCGTGGCCCTTCGTCTCGCCCCGCGGCATCTCGTATTCTTTCCTGGCGTCGTACACCGACTTCAGCGGCCCGCCCGCTTTGACGATGCACGCGCCCACGTTCCACATCACCGACCGGCGCGCCGGGCTATACCCATGCTCCAGCGCCGCCACCCCTGAGGTTCGTCGTTGGCGCCCATCCGGCATGACAGCGAGACCTAGGCGCTTCCACAACTTCGCAGGATTGCCGTAGCCGCCTAGATCCCCCGCCTCCCCGACGATCGCCGCGAGGCTGAGAAGCCCAACCCCACGGACGCTCTCGACCCATGTTGCGACGGGCAACTCCTTCGCAAGCTTCGTGAGGCGTTTCTCGACTGCCTTCCTGTGGCGCTCGATCCCGTCGCGGGCTTCGACTAGGGGGAGCATCGCCGCGAGGGCGATCTCCGCCATGGGGTGTTGCCCCTTTCCAAGAGCGGCGGAGTAGATAACATCGGCTTCCTTTTTATCCCCACCTTCGGCGAGGCGTCGGCACAAAGCCTTCGCCTGCAAGGTCAGGGACTTCTCCGCCCTGTGCCATGACTGGCGACGGCGCCACTGCTCTCGGATCTCGGCGATGGTGTTGGCGAGGGCGGCACGAACCCTTTGGAGATCATCACCCCATTGGCCGCCCTCGCCTTCCTGGTTGCCCAGGATCTTGGAATAGGGTGCGGCGGGCGACAGTTGTCGATGGGGATCCAGACGTTTACTGGTCGCCTCGCCGCTCGTGACGACAGTCCCCGATAGGGTGTCCTGACGGCCGTGGTCGTCACGAATTGGTGCGGCGGGCGACACATCTGCATCGGTGCCCACGAGGAGTTTGGTCGCCTCGCCGCGCGGGGACACACCCCGCATCTCTAACAATGGATCGGCGGGCGACAGATCTTGTTTGGGCATCGCCAGGACAATGGTCGCCTCGCCGCGCTCGGATACACCGAGCATCTGAATGTCATCCCTCACGAGCGGCCTCCTGCAGTTCGCGCAGCCGCTCGTCCGTCAAAATCTCCTGCACCTTCCTGTTCGGTGGCACCGACTGCCCTATCAGCTGCAGCCACCGCGCCTTCACCGCCATGTCGCCGGCCTGTCGACTATAGAACTCCGCCGCCTCCGTGATGTCTTCTCGAGTGGCCTCGCCCAGGCGCTTGCCGCCTGGCAGGGGGAACATGAGGAGCGTCCCGCTCGCGAGCTGCACCACCCTCTCGGCGCCGGCCGCGGCGTCCGCGACCCGCTTCGCCGGCGGCGGGCTCCATACCGTCTTGCGCTCCGTCCTAACCTGCCCGCGAATGGCGTCGTAGCAAGCCTGGGCGATGAAGGGTTCGGTCAGAGCATCCCTGAGACTACGACTGCGACGCACGGCCTCCTCGAGCATTGCGGTCGCCACCTTCACGTTGCCCTCGCTGTCCTGCCAGGCGAGGCGGGCAGCCTCGGCGACGGGGTCCTTCTCCCTTTTCTCTGCCGCCGCCATCACGCCCTCCCCGCCGCGGTCAGAAACGCCAGGATCTGCTTCAGCAGCATGCCCGAGAGACCCTCCCCGTCCCCGTCGATCGTGCTGCCCTCGCCTTCATGGGCGAGGAGCCGTGCCTTGACGGCGATTCCGTCGATCGTGCGGGCAGGCAGCTCGGCGATCTGGAGAGCGACCCTGTGTGCCTCCGCCTGGAGAGCGTCTGCCCGCTCCTCAGCCGCGGTGTAGCCGCTGTCGTGCTCGACCTGCTTCTTCGCGGCGTCCCAGGCGTCCGACGCCTCCACGATCTCAAGTGCGCGGCGCAGAGCCCGGTCCCGGGCGTGCTGATTGAGGTAGCCCGAAGCCCGATAGCCCCGCAGCAGATCGATCTCGTCCTTGAAGTGCCAGGCGCGACGGCCTGCGGGATCGCGCCAGCGCGGCGGCGACAGCGGCTCAGGATCGCTCGGGTGCCACAACAGGACCTCGGGCATGGCAGGCTCGTGCTGCTGGCACCTCTTGTACGCCCGGTGCGCCTCGTCATCGGCTGCATCGCAGGCTAGCCTCAGCGCCTCCCAACGGTGGCCGAGGGCCTGAAGGGCAGCGTCGGAATCCGCGAGAGCGGCGAGCGCCGTTCCTGAAACGGTCCCGCCGAGAATTGCGGCGGCAGCGCCTGTGAAGGCAGAACGCCGGGTGATATGTGAATGGGTAGCCATGGAATCCCTCGCTCGGGTTTCGGTGGTTAGGCCCGGCTCGGTGTTACCAGCACCGTGTCGGGCCGCTTGCTTTGTAACGACAGTGACGATACTGTGGCTCCACAAATCCAATGTCAAGCCACTGGCGTTACATTTTATGCCCGAGCAGCGAAAAAAGACCGCCACACTGAACCTGCGGATCAGCCCAGCCCTCAAAGAGGTGGCCGAGAAGGCTGCCGCGGATGACCATCGATCGCTTACCTCGCTGGTCGAAAAGCTCCTTAGTGAACACCTCAAATCAAAGGGCTACTTGGTGAGCCAAGGTAACCCAGAAAGATCGTAACCCCTCTGGATGAGATGGAACCGAAGAAATAAGAGACGCGCAGTTCACAGCGCCTGCTACACAGGCACCCTGGTCTTCTTCGGCTGGCTGATGGTCGTCAGCGCACCTCAGCTGTTCTGGTAGTGCTGCCGTTTCTGAGCGCCTGAAGCTCAATGGCTACTGCCCGACTTAACCACAGGACCATTTGCTACGATGATCACCGAGTACCGCGGATACAGCCTGACTTCATTTCGCTCTTATGAAGGCTGGACTGTCTTGATCTCGCATAGGCTCAAGACCCACAGCGTTTTCGTGTCCGAAGTTGACCACGACAGCTCGCTCTTGCGGGCTCAGGAACTGGTTGACCGACGTCTTCTTTCCGATCCGCCACCAGCAATCTGACCGAAACGGGGTCGCTCTATGCTCCTCACCGACCACCTTCGCGAGAAGGGTTATCTGAAGTGATCTCCCGCTCTCCCGTGCCGCGCGCCATCCTGCCTACCCATCGGGTGCTCTCGGCCTGCCTAGTGATGGGGGAGCCCAGGCTTGAAGAGATCCTGTCGGAGCCCATTGTCCTCTTGAGGATGAAGGCGGCGGGGGTGACGGCGCAGGAGTTGCGCGAGCTCTGCGAGAGCGTTCGAGAGAGGCTTATTTCGAGAGCGCAGAGCCAATGACCCCCGAGCCGCTTGTCACTGAAGCCTCCGAATACCGCGGGTACAGGCTGACGGCTTTCCAATCCTACGACGGCTGGACCGTCATGATCACGGGGGACATCAAGTCCAAGAGCACCTTCGTTTCCGACGATACGTACGAAGCAGTCGTGCAGCGCGCGAAGGATCTCATCGACCGCAGGCTCCCCTCTGAGCCTCCTCCGTCCCGCTGAAGCCAATAAGGAACCTCGTGTGCCGGACTTCCGAAAGATCAGAGGCAACCTCAACATCGTCCTGAACCGCCTGGTGCGGGACGGCGTGATTGCCGACTTCAGGACCAACTTCGGCGACGAAGACAAATCCGGCACGCCTCTCGTAACCGTGACCGCCCCGCCAGGGCAGGATCTGGCCGCCGTACAGTCGCTCGTGCTGAATGCCCTCACGGAAGTGGCGATCGGGATCGACGTCGCTGTCGAGCCCTTCTCGCCGAGCATCTGAAGGCGGAGGAGCGACATACACATGAGCGACGCGCTGGCAGGCAAGATTGGCAGGTCCCGTGCCGACAGCATGGGCTGGGAGTACATCCTCGCTATCGGGCCGATTGGCGGCTCGCATTATCTGATCTCCGAGATCAAGGATGACGGCACCTCTGGAAGCTTCGGCTCCAAGGTCGTTTCCCTCCAACGCCTGGAGCCCTACGACTTCTACGACAACATCGAGATCGCGAAGGGTAAGCGTCCACCAGCCAGGTGAGACCAACCACTCCGACCACCTGAAAGCCAAGGGCTATCTGCCCCGATGACCATCCTCCGCCGCCTTCTCTCCGCCCTTGCCCAGATGTGGCCGGTGGGCCGTCCGCGCCGCTATCCGCATACCTCCGCAGTCGAGGCGGCTCTGAAGGACTGGATCCCAGCCTCTGGCGGGATGCGAGAGGCCGCCAACGAGAACCATCGTTCCAAGGCTGCCGCCCCGTGACCTACCGCCAATCCCTCCTCATGCTCCTCTTCGTCTTCGCGGTCGTCGGCTGCGTCTATGGCGCGGCGTTGGAGGTGGTAGGGTAGAGCACGTGAGGGCGAAGAGACTCCTGAAGCCATTTTCTCTGCAGCGGCACCTCTCATCAGTTAGGTAGCCCAATCAGGGGCTTCAGCATCAGCGCCTGGAATTAAGCGGCCTCGAGAAGCACTGCCTCGTACTCGCGATCAACGATCCATTCTTCACTGCGTACTACGGCCTGCCCGACAACTCCGTACCTCTCTGCGATCGCGTCTCGCAATTCAATCACAATAGGGGACCGTTCCGGGGCAAGGCGCTGATATAGTTTATGTGTGTCAGGTGATTTGCTCGCCGCAGCAGCATGAAAGAGCAGGACATTCGACACGCCGAACTCTAAGATATCTTGGGCGCCTTCCCCTAATATCTGCACGGCCTCATCGAAACGCCTCGCTCGCAATTTTTCGCTGGCAAGAGCGTTCCGCATGATCCTTCTGGTCTTCTCAAAGGGCGAGCGCGCAATCCCAGCAGTAAAATGCCCAACAGCCCGATCCACTTGTCCAGACTTAAGCCATATCATTCCTCGAATATGGAATGCGATCCAGTCATCCTCCGTCCGGGGCGCCACATGTACTAACAACTGTTCGGCCTCTCCAAAGCGCCCCAAAACTGTGAGCAGCGCTGCTTTTGCATTTCTTGCTGCTGCATAATCAGACCACTGCTGCAAGACTGCACTGTAAGCATCAAGCGCGTCGCTATAATTGCCTAGGCGCTTCAGGATATTCGCTCGACCGAGTTTGCTTATCAGATCAAATGGGAAGCGTTGCGTATTTGTGTCATAAAGCGACAAAGCTTTAGGAAAATCACCGCATTCCTTGACTACATTTGCAAACCCGTTGGCAACAAGAGGTTCATCAGGGAACATCGCACATGCGTGTGCGTATGCGTCCATTGCCCCCTGTAGGTCACCGAGATCTCGAAGTGACTCAGCTAAGCCACTGTAAGCGACCGATATATGAGGAAAATCTTTCTTGATAGCCGCATACTCGTCGCGAGCTAGTGTGTACTGACCCATCAGGCGGCGAACTTCGGCGCCGCCGCATCTAGCAACACTGTCAGACGGGAACAATTCGACAATTCTTTGATACTCGGAAAGCGCTTCTTCCAAATTTCCCATTTTCCGAAGGACTGTAGCCCTACCGTTGAGCGCGACAACTTGATTACCAAACCGGTCAAGAACATGATCGTAAGCTGCGATCGCGGCGTCCATCTGGCCCAAATCCAGCAATACCGCTGCTCGGCCACAAGCCACACTCGGCTCATCAGGAAATTTCTTTGCTGCTTGCTCATAAACAGCAAGAGCCTCCCTGAATCTCCACATATCTCGGAGAGTCTCTGCTGCTCCACGCCAAGCGAACACGACTTCCGCATGGCTTGAATGCTCATCAATTACACTCTGGAATGCTGAAAGCGCTTCAGATAGACGATTTTGTATGCGCAATATGCGCGCCCGCCCGTTCTTAGCAAAAACTACATCTCCGAGGGTCTCTGCAGTTTCCAGCTCCCTCGTGGCTTCATCGAGCCTAAAACATTGGATTAGTGCATCAGCAGCATGTCCGTGCGCCCATGCATCCTCCGGGTAAATATCGGCTGCACGCTGCGCCCATTCCAACTGTACTGAGTGCAGGCCAATTCGCTTTGCTTCCTGTGCCATGCGGCAGAGAGATTTGGCGGCGAACTCCGGCCCACTCTGCGAAAGCTGCGATACAACCAGTTCATCAGCAAACCGTTTCGCAAGCGTAATGTTGCCGTCGCGTAGGCGCTGCTTGATGACTTCCTGCTGCTGAATGGCACTCTCGAATGCTTGTCTGCTACCAATCTGCGGCTTCTCGCGCTTGTGGTTAAAGGCTCTTGAGTCGTATGTCTCTTGTTCGTATGCAACGTCGAAAGTTGCTCTAGATTTGGCTTGTAAAAATTTCTGAGTCCAAGCCGATATTATCGGCCTATGGTTTGGAAGGTCCCGCAAACGCTTGTAACATTCGAATACAGCGAGGTTTGTCTGTTGTGTTCCTTCGCCCGCCTCGACCAAAACCATAAAAGCGCCCCTATTGATACAGTGCTCTAGGAACGCTTGTCGTTGCTCCTGTGTGTCGAATAGTTCGTCCGGTATGAGGCCCCACGCGTCATGATACCTTGCAATTGTCGCCTGGCTCTTGAGGAGGCTCTCAAAAATTCCCCGCAAGTGTTCATATTCAACAAAGTAGTTAGATGATCTTATAATTAGGTCCGGGTTTGGCAACGGCGCCCAAGCAAACTGACTTTTGACGCTCTTTCGAACTTCGCTATCCTCCAAGAGTGGCTCTAAGTACAGAGCCGCCTCTTGTCTTGTTTCCGGATATTCCTCAGTGTCGAGCACAATCAGTGCCAATCGGGTGGCTCTATCCGTTGACCATGCCTGATTAAGAGCCTTCTCGACCGCCTGCCGGCTTGTTGATTTGACGGCTAGCAAATCGCTGCAGCCAACGAAAATTCGATGCAAGGCAGCAAAGGAGGACGGCTCCCACGCCTGGCGAGAGCTGGACCGCATAAGCGAGACGCTATTGCCTTCAATAATAGCCGCCACGCCTGCCTGCCCAGAGACAAGCGCATCCATTAAACATACTCCTCCACGGCGGCACCAAGCCTACGCAACTCCTTCACCACGCTCCGCCATATGGGCAAATCTGGGCCACCTTTGGGCCTGCGTCCAATCACCTTTTCGATCGCCTGCCTGTGGATCGGTCCATAGATGTGAGCTTCGATAAACTCTCCATCACCCGTGTGCGTCCCTTGCGTCACAAGAATATCTGCATATTCATCAGGTTTCGTGCCGCTAGAAATATGCGAATGTAGTTTCGCCATCGCAAGTAAATTGCGCTCTTTCCATACCGCTCTGTAGCCGAGCGGAGCTTCTTGACCAGCGGTTATTCTTTGCTTCTGGCAGAAATTGAACGGGTTCTCTTCAAAAACGGAGGTTCTATGTGCGATCAAATTTTCACGGAGAGTTATATGGTAATCCCCATATGCCCTAACACCTACGCCGTTGAGACTTAATCCTGCAAAACTAATGTCTTTATAGAAAAATGGATTCACGGTGCTCTCTGCTGCATCTCTGCCGCGATCCCATTTATTGTCTTCTGGCAATCGAGATCCAGATCTTACTTGGCTGTGATAAGTAACATATAATACGTTGTCGCTTTTCACTAGCGACTGGAGAACGCCAATATCTCGCGCCACAACACACTTCGATCCTGCCACGGCTAGTCCAAAATCGCTGAGCACTGAGAGTGCATTTTTGGCGCCAGCCGAGGTGATAGCGTTCTGGACCCGCGCGTTGAGCGCGGTCCGCTCCTCGGTACGATCTGCAAATCGCACGTTTGGGAACCCAACATCGGAGCCGCAAGCAGCGCAATGCCGCTCCGAGGGCCGGACCGCAGTATTACAGTTTGAGCAGTGCGTTAGCGGCATTCTTGGAGCTATCGGGACGATCCAGCAACACACGAGTTAGCAGTTGCAAATGGATTCGTCACCTTCGCTTTGGTTGCGCCTCCCATCCTTTGACCGCCACGCTCCCTCACGCTATGGCGCCCGTCCCCATAGACGGAGGGATCGTTGAAGAGGCTGTTTCTCAAGAGTGAAGGCAGGCTGAGCATCCTCGGCTGGATCGTCTTGCTGCTGTTGACCATCATCCCGCCCACTATGCTGTCCGACACTATTGACGTCCCGGAGTGGGTCGACTTCGCGATCTTCATCGTGTGGTTCATCATCGTGTCGTACGTGGCGCGGCGAGCTTGGGGAGTGCGGGTTTGAGGGGGGCCGGGCTCTCACCCCACCCCGATCATCTCGGCCCAGCCCAAGTGGCCCGGCTCCCCGCTCGCTGCTAGGCTCCCCGCGTGGAGGGTGTGGCGATGAGAAAGCTAGCGAAGAGCGTCGGCGCAGTCGTCATCGCCCTCATGGCGACCGCGGTCGGTCTCTTCGTTCTCCTCGTCGTCTATCTGGCGCTCTGGCAGCAGAAGCCAGCCATGCCCTTGCGCGGACCAACGCCGACATGGGGCGGAGATTGGCCGGGCTGGAACGAGAGAACCTCGCGCCTTTGACTTGACCGACCTGAAACTTGGTCTGGTGCATGGGATCAGTCCGCCCCCTACACACTTACTCTACCCCGATCATCTCGGCTTGGGTTGAAGAGCGCCTCAAAGGCGCCCTCCCCCGCCTTACAGGATGAAGTCACCTTTCCCGAGATCGACGAGCCCTTCGAGCTTGATCGTGAACTCGGCCTGCCTGTCGCCGTCGAGGTCCACTTGCACGAAGGTGTCGCCCTTCTTCTGCTCGAAGCGCAGCTCGTCGCCCGAGCCCTTGAAGCTCTTCTCGCCCCGCCACTTCAAGCTTCCCAGCCCGCTCAGGTCGATCTGATCTCCCTCAGCTTGAGAGAAGTCCAGGATCCGGTCGAACCCATTGGACGGGCTGTCCTTCGCGTTGGAGAACACGAACCGGTCCGCGCCTTCGCCCCCGAGCAGCACGTCGGCCCCGAGGCCGCCCTTCAGGATGTTGTCGCCCGATCCCCCCGAGAGTTGATCTTTGCCGCGACCGCCTATGTCGGGCAGATCGCCGATCGCGAGGGTAAACGCCTGCGAGGTGGCGGAGAGTCCGTCCTCATCGCTCGCCTTCACCTGCACGGCATAGGAGTTCTTCGTCTCGAAGTCGGCTCCACCCCTGAACCACAGCTCGGTGCCACGGATCTCGAACGAGCCCGCGTCCGATCCCACGAGGGAGAGGGTCTCGGTGCCGAGATCGTCGTCCGCGACAGTTACGTCCGCAACCTTCACGGCAGCCCCACCCTCGATCGCGGTGGTCACCTGGATACCCAGGGTCACGGCTGTGGGAGCATCGTTGACCCGCGTGTCGATGGTGTAGTTCGGCGAAGCGGTGGTGCGCCTTCCAGCATTTCCGAAGCCGTCGCTGACGCCACTCAGCGCGAGGGTGATCGCATTCGTGGCATCTGTGAAGTCGACCGCAGGCGTGAAGGTCCCCGTCCAGGTGACCCCGCCGTCATTGGAGGCCACACTCGAGAGCGTGCCGCCTTCAACAGTCAGGTCGGCATTGTTGAACCCCGTCACGGCTTCCGAGAAAGTGAACGTGACGAGCGAAGTTTCGCCTGCCGTGAGCGACGTGTCGGAGAGTTCGATAGCCACTGTCGGCGCCGTGCTGTCGACTGTCCAAGTGTAGGTGGCCGGTGTCGTATCGACATTGCCGGCCCTGTCTTTGGCTCGGACTACCAGCGTATGTTCCCCATCTGGCACGCCCGTAAGCGGCAGAGAGGAACCCGTAGTCACAAACTTGCTGCCATCGAGAGACACTTCGAAGGCAATGCCGTCTCCAGTTCCGAACTCGAACGTGGCGTCGGTGCTGTTCGTCAGGGCGGCTGGTCCGCTGATGATGGTGGTATCAGGTGCCGATGTGTCGATGACGAGGTCCTTGTTGGCGCCGAGCGAGCCCGCTGTCCCGGGTGCAGGCAGCGTCAGGTCTGCATCGTTGCCTGAGCCGTCCTGGATCGAGCCGCCGTTGAGCGACAATGCGTCAGTGCCGACGTAGTCGAGATCGGCGGAGGTATCGCCCTCCTGAACCGTGTAGATAAAGGTCAGGGTGCTGCCCGATGCGCTTGAGAGATTCAGCACGCGGTCGACGGTACCGGTCTCCAAGGTCAGCTGAGGCGCGCCTGCGACGGTAACATCGCCGTTGAAGTTGACCTGAACGGAAATGACATCTCCTGCTTTCAGAGAGGCGTCAGGGCGGCTCGAGCTAACGCTCGTCACAGCCAGCGGAGGCAGGGCGAGAGCAAGCATCGACCCTGTTCCTTCTTGGTAAGACGCAGGCGATCCTGCTCCTGCTGTCGGTATTGCTAGGCTTTCCCCGCTGCCTCCATGCCCAATATCGTCAGTAAAGTGGAACGTCCCAGCCATTGTGCCCCCAAACCTTTGCCCATTCGTGGGCTTGAGCGGCAGCCCTACAAAATCGCTATGTTGCACACAACTTGCCTAGCATCGGGCCTATTGCCGCGCCTCCGCTCCTACACCCGGACGTCCGGGAGGTTGAGGGGCCCGCCCTCACCTCTTTGGCTTCTGGGCTGACGGCTCGACTACGGAAGCGGGCGCCTCGGCCGGCGCGGGAGAGGGCTTCTCTCGCGCATGTCCCTTCTCGATGAGGAGATCGGCGTAGGCGACCGCGATCTCGACCTCCTCGCCCTTGGCGAACGAGCGCCGCTTGCCGTTCGGATAGCCCGTGAAAGCTTCGCTGATCACGACGGTCTTCATGATGGTGCTCCTTGCTCCGGTGGGGCCTCGGCGCGCCGATCAGGCGACCGCGCGCGTGATCTTCAGGGTGCAGGCCTCCGTGGCGTCGTAGACGCCCTGGAACGGGATCATGACCATGATGTCATCGTCGTTCCCGCCGGCCGTGACGTCGCCGTCGCCGAGAACCGCCTTCGGGATCAGGAAGGTGTACTTCTCGCCCGTGTCGACGCCGACCGTGAAGGAGATCGCGGCGCTGCCGTGATCGAGCACCGCCTGGTACAGGTCGTTGCTCTCAAAATAGCACTCCAGCGTGCCGGAGAGCTCGAACCGGCCCTCCCCGAACTCGGCCGAGAACTTCGAGCCGACCTCGGGACGCTCCCGCAGGTTGTTCGTCGTGTCAAACCGGATCCGGCGGACCCGAGGCGCCGGCGTGATGGACCCGACCGTCATGCTCGCCACGTTCGCCGAGGCAGTCGAGACGGGGTTGTCGTTCATGGCCGGGTAGGTTGCCCCGGTGATCGCCGCCGTGGCGAGCGTCTCCTTCTGGCCCAGGAGACTGATCGACCCCGTGACGCGCTCCTGGGCGCCGATGTCGAGCGAGAAGCCGTTGACCATGCAGCCGGTGAAGCGGCGGAACGAATCCGTGGCGCCGAGCTCGATGGTCTCCTCGACCGTGAATGACTTGCGCGTGACGCCGTTCTTCAGGACGTTGGTCGACCAGGAGCCGAACAGAGCGCCTTCCAGGAGATCGTCCCAGGTCGCGTAGGTCAGCTCGAACGAGTAGGACCCGCTGGCGCCCAGGCCGAGGAGGAACTGATCCCGGACGTTGCGGTCGGGCTGCCGTTCGGCGGACGTGCCGGTGCGCTTGTTAGTGCGCATGCCGCCGTCGGTCGTGCGCAGCGACTTGAGGGTCGGCGTGGCAGGGGTGGTGCCGTAGGTTGCTTCCGCGATGTATGCGACGCGGATCCCTGCGCCTGAAGCGAAGGCCATGGTGTGCTCCTGTGAGGTTAGAGAGGCGAGCGGATCTAAAACAGCTCGTCGCGGTGGAAGGGGACGATGATCGTCATGACGAGCCAGGGAGATTCCTGGCCAGTGTTCGAGACGTAGGGGGTGTCGCAGGTGATGTTCGCGAACTGCGCGCCCTGGAACACGGCGAGGGCGTGATCCGCGAGGACGCGGGCGGCCTGGGTCCCCTGTCCTCCCGGGGTGTAGATCTCCACGAAGATCACGCCGACGTGCCGGTGCAGGTTCGAGCCGGGGGAGCCGGTCGACACGCGCCGGGCCTCGCCGTTCCGGATCGTCAGGCGGCACCAGGCGGCGTTCTTCGGCGGGTCGAAGGAATGGCCCTCATAGGCTGTGCGGGTCCTGTTGTTCCAGGACGTCTCCCACCGCCCCTCGATCGCCTCCCGCTCGCTCGCGTAGCCCATCAGAGGCTCCGGAAATGGGTGTTGAGCTCGGCGATCGTCACGGCGACGATACCCATCGGAGCCTGCTTGCTGTGGCCGTTCTCAAGCGGGTCGGCGTAGGGCAGGTTGTTGACAAGATAGATGGCTACCTTGTCGGTCAGACCCGCAATGACGGCTGATCCGGCGGCGATCGTGGCTTGCCCCGAAGGGTCGACAGCATCGATCACGCCTGCCGGCCGTGAACCTATGCCGACTTGCCAGTTCGCTCGGAACCTGCCGCCGACGTAGCCCTTGCCGACCGCCAGCGGGATCTGCTTCTTCATGGAAGCGGTGCTCGTCGCCTTGCGACGCCGCCCGGGGTTCGCCCGGTTGTATGCCTCGTTCTCGCCAGCGGTCACCGCCCTCTTGAGGTGAACAACCTGGTTGGGCCGCCACAGGTCGGGGTTGCCGACCGGCGACTTCATCACGACGCGATGCAGGGCCTCCAGGGCAATGAATCGCGTCACCTCTACGACCTTGTCCTCAACGAGCTCCTTAGACAGAGCGTCGAGGTGAAGGCCGAACTCGCGGGCGTTGGCCATCAGACCGGCCTCACGATGGCGGCCGAGAGGCCGCCGGCCCGCAGGAGGTCCCTGCCTCGGACCACAGCGAAGACGGTGCCCGAAACGGTCATGCGGTCATTCTCGACCGGGATGAGGGAGAAGCCCTCGAGGTAGACGAGGTCCTCGTTCTGGCTCGCCACATAGCCCGGGAAGGGATCGGCGGCCGATCCAAGCTGCTCGGTCGCGAAAAGGACGCGCCCGGAGGCGGTCTGAGGGGCCGTAGCGACGTACTGGCCTGTCGCCGCATTGTAGGTGTCGGAGCCCGCGGCCCGGCTGAGCGTGCCCGTCTTGATTACGTCGGGCAACTCCGCGGCCGCGGCGTCGAAGGCCTCCTTGGCGATGGCGGCGACGGAGGTGCTCATCACACCCTCACGGCCGTGCCGACGAAGTTCGAGGTGGCGTCGATCAGGCCTACCAGGAGCCCGTCCACACGCGAGAAGCGGGGCGAGCGGGCCGGGAGCGCGTACTCCGTCTCGGTCTCGACAGGACCCGCCTTAACCCGCTTCCGGGAGACGGCCGCCGTCTGGTCCGGCCGGGTGTCGAGGCTGGCGCCCTCCAGGATCGCGATCGCGACCTCGATGGTGGCGTGCTTCACGGCCCGAGGCACGGAAGTGGAGGCTATGGAGAAGCCTTCGGGGTCCACAGCGCCGACACGAGGCCACGCCAGGCCCTGCAGGGCCGTCGCACGGCGCCCTTTCCAGCGGCCGTGGTAGGTCGCCTCGATCCAGGCCGTGGCGCGCCGCAAGGCCCGCTCCTGGGCCGCGAGATCGACAGCCTCGGCCGGCGCGTTCCGCGCGACGTCATAGGCGTCCATCTCCTCGACCGAGGCGTAGCTCTCGGCGAGGTCCATTCCGGTACCGTCTTCGACGATCAGCGCCATCCGTCAGGCCTTGCTCGCGTCTTCGATAATGTCGCGCTGGGCGACCGTCAGAGCGCCGACGAGCTCCATGAAGCTGTGCTCAGCGCTCCACCGGTTCCCGACTTCGCGACCCTCTTCCATGGTCACGATGCAGACGGCCCGCATGCGACCCGCCTCCGCGATGGCGAGAGCCTCCCGGAGGAGCTCGGCGCACTTGGCCGAGGCTTCCTCCGGGACCGTCACGAGGTGGACCGTCCTGGTCACGCCTGGCCGCGCCGCTCGAGCTCTGCCTCGATCGCCTTGTCAGCGTCGTCACCATTCCGGACCGGACCGTCCGACACCTGCGAGGCGAGCGAACGCTTCTGCTGCCAGGGCAGTTCCCGCCAGTTCTCGGGGATGTTCACGACGCCGGAATCTGTGCCCGTGCCGCCCGACGTGGCCGCCTCGCGGATCGCAGCAGCGGCAGCCTCGGCATTCGCCACGGCATCGGCGACCTCGGGCTTGATGCCGCCCGGCCGGTCTTCCATGCCTCGAGCCTCGCGCATCTGGGCGGCCGACTTGTCCACGAAGGCGCCGAGGTTGTTCTCGAACTCGGTCGCCTGCTTGTCGGGGTAGCGGACGTCGGTCGGCGTCGGCTCGCTGTAGGTGCCGCTTGGGTTCTTCACGGATGCGGTCGCGTCGAGGCCCGCTCCGCCGGTCTGACCGAAGTTGCCGGCGACCTTCCGCTTCGCGTCGAGCTCGGCGTAGAGCTTGCGCTCCTCGTCGGTCAGGCCGTCGTTGCCGGCGGCTTCCTTGGCCTCGGCGTCGAAGGGGGTGTGCTGCTTCGGGTCGAAGTCCGACTTGTTGATGATGGCGAAGCTGTCGCCGCTCTTGATGCGGATGGTTTCCACCTGGCTCATGGCCGGTCCTTTCGAGATGCAAAGAGAGGGATGACGCGGCGAAGACCGCGCCAGATCGATGCGGCCGCGATCAACCCATCAGGATCGCGATGTGCTCCGACTTCACGACGCCGACGCCCCAGGCGAGGCCGACCTCCCACCGCATGCGGCGGTACTCGGCGTACTGGCGGACCTCGAAGACGATGCCGGATGCGGGATCGGTGACGAGCTGCGCGTCGATCGCGGAATCGCCGCCCTCCGGAGCCGCCGGAGCGCGGGCCGCCAGCACCATGGCGTCCTGGGTGAAGGCGAGGTTGGCGGTGTAGTTGTTGCCGACCGTAATGGCGGTGTTGTCCGCCGCTGCGACGAGCAGGCCCGGGCGGTTGAGCGCCAGAGCGCTGCCGGTGAGCCCGGCGCTGACGTACTTGTTGGTGTCGCCCGCGAAGGTGACCACGTCGCCCGCCGCCACCGTGCCGGTCCCGGTGTCGACCACGATGGAGGTGTCGCCGACGGCCTCCCCAGAGACGTTGTTCACGAGGTAGCCGGTGCCGGTGCCCTTGGTGTGGAGCGGCACGCCCGCGCTGTAGCCCAGCCGGAAGCCCATGACCTGGTTGAGCACGCGCTGGCGCAGCAGATCGTCCGTCGCGGCCTCGTTGGCCTTGAACAGGATGGACTGCTTGCCCTCCAGGTTAAAGCGCGCGGCCGAGCCGACGACGAGGGTACGTCCCGCCTGCGGCGCGCCGTTCTCGTCGAGGATGCGGTTCACGCCCGCGAAGTCAGTCAGGTCGCCTGCCGTGCCGAAGGGCGCGGTGCCAGCCGTGCCATAGGCACGCGAGGCGGCCTTGTAGCCTGCAGCCACAAGATCGACCTCGACCTGATTGGCGATCCAGCGGAAGGCCTGGGCGAACTGGTCGGCCAGCACGCGATTGTACTGACCGCCGGGGCCGAGCGCGCGCTGCTCCTCGCCGTTCCAGCGAACGGGCGAGTACTTGGACTTCGTGATCGCGACGGCTTGCGTTCCGAGCACGACGTCGCCGTCGTCCGGCGGAACGGAGGCCGGGGTGATGTTGCCGCCGGTGGCGGCCGGCACCACGGGGACGGTCACGGTCTGGCCGACCGCGGCGCGCTCCATGGTGGCGTCGCGCTGGACGGCCGGGATCATCCCGATCAGTTCGCGGGAGACGACGTTCAGGCCGGCGAAGATGCTCGGCATGATGGCAGTGATGTTGTTCGCCATAGGGCGCCCTTTCTGAATGGTTGGATCGTGCGGAATGGGTCATCCGACCCGAGCGCCTTCCCCCATCCAGGGTCTGGCCAGTCGCGCTTGGTGAGCCGGGTCGCGCGGCCGGCAGCGGGTCAGGTCAGTCGACGACCTGGATCTGGTCGACCGTCATCGCCTTCATCTGAGCGGAGGGGTCGAGCTGATTGAACTGCGCGCGGGTCATCGTCTTGGAGCCGGTGCCGCCCCCTCCCCCGCTTGGGCGCGAGCCGCCGCCGTTGCCTCCCGAGCCCTTCAGGATGGCGTCGCGATGGGGGTAGGCGTCGACCAGGATCTCCAGCGCCTCATCGAACTCGGCGATCTCGCCGGGCTTGGCGCGGGAGTAGACCTTGGAGCCGTTCGGGTCGTAGGCGACGATCTTGCCCTCTTCGACCTTGAAGCGGTTGCCGAACTGGGCCTGCAGGAGGTCGGCCGGGATGGCGACCTTGTCGGAGATGAACTTGCTGCGCGAAAACGCGCCGCCGACCTTCTCGGAATAGAGCTGCCCGGTGACCTTCTCGAGGTCGGTCTCGAGCGTCTTGATCTTCTCCCCGCTGGCCTTGGCGGCCTGAGCGACCTGATCCTCGGCAGCCTTCTTCGCCGCGGCCTTGATCTCCTCGACCTTGCCGGCGGTGACGAGGTCCCCGTCCTTGAGGTTCTTGACCGTCTCCAGGGCCTTCCTGGCGGCCTCGGCATCCTCAATCCCTTCGAAGGCCTTCAGCTGCGCCTCGGCGGCCTCCTTGGCCTCACGGTGGCCCTTGGCCTCACCGTTCAGGCGGGAGATGGTCGCGACGGTGGCGGGTGCGTCGAACGCCACCTCCTTACCGTCGGCATGGACGTAGACGGGCTTGTCGCCGTCGACCTCGGCATAGGTCTTGCCGTTCACCTCGACTGTCTTGAGTTTCATGGTGGGGGTCCTTCGGGCATCCGCCCCGGCTATGAGCCTTCCGGCCCGGGCGCCGCTGCCCTTCCAGGCGCGCGGCCGTGATCGCCCGGGCCGTGGGCGCCGAGCGAAAGAGTGGCAGGCGGTGGCCTGCGGTCAGTTCGGGTGTCGTTCCTCGAGCTGCTTCAGCGTCAGGGGCCGGCCGCTCTGGTCGATGAGGTCAGCGAGATCGATCCGCCCCTCCCGCCAGAGCCGCGCCTTGCCGGCGCCGAGGAGGTCGTCCTGGAAGGCAGCCGGCTTCGTCTTGAGCCAGTCCGCGAAAGAGATGTCAGCGGGCACTTGGCCGTCCATGGAAGCCCGGGTCGAGGCCGGCACGTCCGGAACGTTGATCCCGATCTCCCGGAAGCTCTTGAGCTGCGGCACCATCACGGTGCGGCAGTTCGGGTGGTAAGGAGGCCCGCCGAGGAACGGCACCTTGTGGCCGATCGGCTTGCCCTCGAGCGTGTACCGCAGGCCCGAGCGGGCGATGCAGGTGGAGCTCGTCCGCCCGTCCAGGGTCACGAGGGTCACGAGCGCCTTCACCAGATCGCCGTTCGCCCGGTAGGTGTCGATCTGGGCCCGGTTCGCCACCGCCTGGACAGAGGAGCGGACCAGCGTCTCGGCGTTCCGCCGGGCGATCTCCATCACACCCCTGACCGGCTCTCCGCCTTTCGTGCCGCCACGGATACGACGCACGATATCGCTGTTCGTCTCCCCTGCCGCCATGCCCTGCCGGACCTGGTCCTTGAACCGGTTGAGGACGTCCCCTGCCTGCCGGCTCCACCACTCCCGCGTTGGCGCCCCGTCGATCAGCACGTCGCTCGCGATGGCCTGGACCTGGACGGCCGACAGCGAGACAGTATCGAAGGCGGCTGTCACCCCTTTGCGGAGCGCCGCGGCGGTGAACCGCGTCTCCGATTCCGCCAGCGGAGCGAGCTCGTTCCGGAGCAGGCCGTCGGCCTCGTTGTAGGCCGAGGAGATGCTCGCCCTCACGTGCTCGAGCATCTCCTGCAGGCGCACCGTGGTCGCCGACGAGAGCGGCGCCTCGAGCTCGCTCTGGATGAGCTGCCGAACCAGGTCCCTTTCCAGCTCGATCAGGACGCCGAGGATCTCCCGGCGCACCTGCGCGTCGAACCGCATCAGGTCGATGGCATGGGCCCTGACCTCGTCCGCAACGATGTCCGCCGCGGACGTCCTCTGGTCCATCATGCGGCCGCGGACCCGCTATTATCCGGCAGGGTGCCGCCAGGGCCCAGCGGCAAGGGTTGGCCCGTCAGGTCCGCCGGTTCGGTCCTGAGCCTCTCCCCCTCTGCCTCCGGATCGAACTCCGGCCCGAGCTTCCCGCGGCGCTGCAGCTCGCTCCAGTAGGTTGGCCGCGAGATCTCGCCGGCGACGCGCGCCTTCAGCAGCTCCGGCAGGTCGCCGTCGGCGTTCACGTCCACCGCGAAATCGGTGTGCACCTTCGCCGTGGTGGTGTCCGAGAGGCCGAGCCACTTCGACGTCAGGGCGAGACAGCGATCGAGGGTGTCCTTGAAGAGGATGGCCCACGCCTGGACCGCAGACGAGGCCTTCTGCGACAGGTTCGCGGTGGTGACCACCGTGAGGTTGGCCGCGAGCAACGGCTGCATGCCGAGGTCGCGCATCTCCTGCCGGAACGCGGCGAGGTCCTCCTTGAGGAACTTGAGCGATTCCGCGCTCGGCTCGACGAATTTCCAATCGCCGTGATTACCGGTCGGGTCGGGCGGTGCGAACAGCACCGAGCTCGGCCCGATCGGTATCTTCATGTCCCTGGTCTTCCCGGTCTCCGGGTCGGTGACCGTGGGCTGCACGCCAATGGCTGCCAGCATCGGAAAGGCCGTGAGGGTCTTCACCTCCTTGAGGTTCGATTCCTGCTGAAATTCCTCGAGCTGCATATGAGCAAGGTCGCGAAGAGGAGGGTCGACCACGAACGAGGTGCCATGCCGCTTGCCTGGGATGAAAGGCACGAGCGGAATGACGCCGATTGAGTAGGAGCCCGTCCCGATGCTCACCCAGGTCTTGCGCGCGGTCGTCTTGTCCTCTTGTTCCTCGAACAAGTTCCAGACGGCGGGCCCCAGGGCAACCGGGCGCCCATCTGCGGCCTCCGCCGTCACGGGCCTGTCGATCACGCGGACCCGCTTCTTGACGACCTCCCTATAGCCGTCGCGGACAACCGCATCCTCGGCGATGCGTGCATGGGTGAGGACCTCGACCCCGCCGACGAACGTGCTGTAGACCGCCAGAAGGCGTTCGCAGGGCACATGGACCCAGTAGGGGCGCAGGCCCTGCTCCCGCTCCTCGGCCTTCGTCAACGGGCGGCCGCCCGGGTTCGGCCGGGCCGGCGTGTGGTCGACGAAGATCCAGGAAATCCCCTTGTCGATCCCAGCCTTGAACGCGTCGGAGGCGAAGACGTGCAGGCTGTTGCCCTGTCCGTCGATATCGTCGACCAGACCGCCGGTGCGGAGCTTCGTCTGCTCGTTCAGCTTGCCGGCCAGCACCTCGGGAGCATCGTCGCTGATGTCCACCGTCTTGCTGAATGGCTTGCTCGCCAGGTTCCGGCTGATGTCGGCATACAGATTTGTAAGGGGCGCGTTCTTGCATCGCAGGCTGTAGAGGTCAGGGTTCTCCTCGACGAACTTCGGGAGGTAAACCGACGCCCGAAGGCGCATGCGCTCCACACCGGCCAGGATGTCGCTGACGAGCTCCCAGAAGCCGCTCATCGCCTTGTAGTCGGCGGAGGTCGTTGCCGGAGTGGCATCTTCCGGAATCATCGATACCTGCCAAACACGGGAGCCGCGGTGTGCTTCACGATCGGATGCCGGTAGGCGACCGGATAGGTCGCCGCGTCGATGACGTGATCGAGCCCGGAGGCTTTGTCGGGCTCGCCGTTCTTGTCGTAGGCCTGACGCTCCAGGGCCTCGGCCAGCCCGGGGCAGCCGTCAACGCTCACGAAGAGGCGGCCCGCCTTCAGGAGGGCATTGGTGGCGAGCACCCTGTCCTTCACGGCAGGGTTGGAGGGGTGCACGAGGACGTGGAATCCGGCCTGCTTCAGGAGTGCAATGTCCGAGACACTGGCGTCGTTCGAGCGGCGGCCTTTGCCCGAGGCGTCGGGGTAGACGAAGATCGAGTGGCCGGCGTGCCGGGCCTTGATGAGACCGATCATGGCCGGGGTGTCGAACACGTCGAGGTGCTCCTGGACGGCATGCGGCCACCCTCCCCTGAGGACGTAGACGACAGCCGCCATCCGCGTGACGTTGAAATCCATGCCGATGTGAAGGGGCTCGTTGCCCTGGATCCGCTCATCGGTGTTGTGGGCCTGCCGATCGTACTCGGGGTAGACCGACCCGAAGTTCAGGTTGACGAACTCGCCATCGAGGTAGGCCGCCAGGAGCGCCGAAGGGTAGCTGTCGCGCAGTGACTGGATGTAGCCCTCGGGCAGGTTCCTGGCGTTGCTCATCGTCGACGCCTTGATGAGGCGGTACCCAGGCGCGGGGTTCTTGCGCCACCGCTCGTAGACGAAGCGGAAGCCCTCAGGCGTGGTGGCCACCCCCACCGTGTTCAGGCTGCCGTCCGGCTTCTTCTGCCGGTTGCGCGAGATGATCTTGTTCCAGACGTCCCGGGCCTTGTCGGTCGGCAGGGTGTCGAGCTCGTCGACGAGGCTGTCGGCCACCTCATAGGCGACGATCCGCTCCGGCGTGTCCATGGTCCGGAAGATCACCTGCCCGAACCGCCCGACCTCGATCACGGCATCGCTCTTGTTGAGCGTGAACGGGATCTGCATCGCCTGCAGCATGTCGGTGACCCGCGGAAACCCCGTACGCTTCACCAGGTCGTACGTCGGCAGGTAATAGGCGACGTCCTGTCCGGGGTACTGAAGCTTGCGAGCCAGGATCCTGGCCACGCCGGCGTGGGTCTTACCGCTGCCGAACCCGCCGACGAACGCGGGAAACTGCTCCTCTGCCGTCACGATGTCGTGCTGCGGCCCACTAAGCCGGATCTGCATCTCGAACGAACTGGATCACCGGCGGAGCGAGAGGCGTGCCGTTGGGGCCCGTCAGTTCGTTCGCGACCCGATCCTTGAACTTCTCCGGCCGGCGCCCCTTCAGCATGAAGATCATCAACGTGTCGCTGAACTCCTGGACCTCACCGACCTTTCGACCCTGCTGGTAGACCGGCTTCGTCGTGCCCTGAACGGCCCGGCGATACGCCTCGTCCTCCATGCGGTCGGTGCCCTCCTCGACCGCTTCGTCCCACGCCTTGGCGAAAGCCTCGTCCTCGGTGCGCCACTGGTAGGCCCGCGAACGGGTCAAGCCTGCATCGACGCAAGCGGCGGACACGGACTTGCCGTCCCTGAGCGCATCAAGGAACGCGGCCTCTTTTTTAGGTGTCCTAGTTGTCCTGTTTGCCATCGCTCGACCCATGATGCTCGGCGATGTGGCAGGCCTCGCACAAAGTGATCCCGTTACCGACTATGATCCGCGCGGCAGGTTCATCCGACCAGCGCAGGATGTGATGTGCTTGAAGGCGCTCTGTTGCACCGCAGTGAACACAGGCATGACCGTCCCGGTCCAGCACAGCCTGCCGCCAGGCTCTAACCTCGGGCGCATTCCGATCGAGGATCGGCCCGAGCACCTCCGGTACGGCGTTTGCCCGCCACTCCGGGAGGAGGTAGTCAAGGATCTGTCCGCAGGCAGCCCTTTGCCACCACTGTTGGCCCGGGAGGACCAACCCGATCATCGCGAGGACAACGTACTCGGTGTAGGCCTCTGGGCTGATCTGGTGCCGCAAGCTAGACGAAAGACGCTCGGTCATTCCGAGGTGGCGCGCGAGATCCCGCAAGGCGCCAAGCTTCTCGGCATAGAACCGATCCTCAACGAACCGGCGCTGCTTGTCCGTGAGCGCCATGGTGATTCCTCTGCGTGACCTTGTGTATCTATATTGACTAGCTTGAATATTCAGGCGCAGTGTAGGGGTCTGTTGACCTAACTGCGCGCGAAGACAAATTCGCCGATGCTTAGCTTTCGCGATATGGAGAAATAAATTGGCAAGAGCGAATGAAATAGAAGACTTGATCTTTCAAGTTGCCGACACCGGCGAGGGTGGCACATTTATTTTCGAGGGCGAGCGGTTTAAGGTCAAAATCAATGATTCCTTCGAAACTGATGCTGGAGTCGTAGCGATCAAGTTGAAAATTGTCGCTGAGCCTTGGATCGCACACAAAACTGAGCGTTCTCTAAACACGCTCAATCACAGATATGACGGCCCTGAATCATCGAGCAATCCCGATATCAGATTCAATGACAAAAACCCCGATTCTTTCAAAGTAACTGACACGTTCGGGATCATCATCTATAAAAACAGCGCCGACTTCTTCGATCTCTAAACAATCATCCATTCGTCGCGCAGCTGCCTGACTTCCCTTCAGAGGCTCGGTCAGCCTGGCTGCGTGAGGCGATGTCTCTACGGAAGCGCCCCACACGGCCGCCTATCTCCGCCTCAGCCCCTCACCCCACCATCACGCCCAGCGCGAAGCCCACGGCTCCGGCGACGATGGAGCACAGGAGGGCGAGGACGAGGGGGCGGCCGTCGAAGTCGTCGGGCATGGGCGTGCTCCGAACGTGACGAAGCCCCGGCGATGCGATCGCTCGGGGCGCAGTTACCCTGTTGCCTCGGTGGTGCCGTGGGCCGGTGCGGGATGACAACCGGGCGTCAACCCGGTGCTCCAAGGGCGGCTTCGAACAATGAAGCGGCCAATCCCGTAAACCTGACACAAAGCCTGCCCACAGGACCGGAATCCTGTCAAGCGGCCTCGACCTGAGACGCCTCCAATTCCACAGGAGTAACGCGACCGAAGATGGACACGCCGACCTTGTAGCGACCGGTGCGTTCGTCGGCGTCCTCGACCACGCCAGGGAATGACGCGAACGGCCCGTCGATCACGCGCACCTCGGCACCGATCGCGAGCAGGGCTCCCACCAATTCCGCTTCCGTCATGGCCTCGCCCGTAACGAGATCGCAGAACCGCTGCAGCTCCGCGGGGGGAATGCGCATCACCGCCCCATCCGGCCGACGGAGGATGCGATCGAGGCCCGGGTGAGATTCTGCCTTCGCGCGCTCGTCGGCGCTCTCCACGCCCACGAACACGACCCTGCGCAGGATCGGCACGCGCATGTCCACGATCCGGCCACGCCGCTCGACCCTGACTTCTTCCGACGCCTCGAAGCAGGGAATCCCTGCTTTCGCGAGGTCCTGCATCATGCGCCGGGCCCACCGCGGCCGCGCACGCAGCAGGTGCCAGGATCGCTGATCGTCAACCTTGAACCGATCGAGGCGGACGCGGATCCGCTGAACCGCCTTCTTGCGCGCCTCACGGGCCCGGTTCTGTTTCCTCTTGGGTGGGCCCTTCGGCCTCTTCTTCGCCATTGCCTTACCCCTCCACTCGGACGACCTCAGACCCCGGCCAGGCGCGCTTCACGGCCAACAAAGCCCTCAGGCCCTCCACCCCGCCCAGCAGCTCCGCGACCTCGTCAGGGGAGATCCAAACAGCCCCTGTCTCCCCTGCCCGCTCCGCGGCGGCCTTCTGATGACCGATGGCCAGCACCACCCCGGTCTTCGAACACCTCCCCACGAAGTAGGCGTCGTCCCCCGCCCCGCTCGCTTCCATGCACTCCGCAGCCTTACGGTACCCCCTGACCAGCGCCGCCCCCTGAATCTCGATGTCGTCCTCGTCACCTTCGACGGAGGCCCGATGCCAGAGATCGAGCTGCTCGTTCAGGCGGTGCGCTAGATCCGGATCGACCCTCTTTAGTGCGCTCATCGTCCACCGACTCTCGAAGGTCGTCGCCGCCTCCGTGATCTCCTGGACGAGCTTTCTCAGCCGGCGCTCGAACCGCTCTATGCCTCGCGTCACACGATCAGCCTGCATGGCGCCCTCCGAGACAGAAGCCTCGGCCCCCGAAGTCTCGCCCTCCCCACTCCCACCCCCGGGGGATGCGGGGCCACGCCCCACTTCCTCGCGCGCGCGTATTCCCCGCTCCTATAGACATACTCTTTTATCCTTCTTGTTGAGGTTTTCTGAGAGAACTAAAAAGAAGTGTTGAAGTGTTGCGCTAGAGGCTAAGCCATTGACGGACAAGCCGAATTGGCGCAACACTTGCGCAACAGATGCGGGGGCGGCAACACACCGAAGTGTGACCCCAATTTTCGCGCGCAACACTTCGGTCTGTTGCCGCCACACTTCTGTGGCGTGAAGTGTTGCGGGATGTGTGGCGAGGTCAGAGGCGGGGTTAGAATCGTGGTTTCGCATCGCGCAGACCTCCCTGCCGAAGCGGAGCTTTCTCCTCCCCACTTCCCGCCCCCTTCTCCGAGCGGCGGTTCACGCCCTCCTGGGTCTGCGCAAGGCCTGCGCAGCCGTTCTTGAGGGGGGCGTCAGAGTGCTCCTGCCAATAACGAAGGCCTGCGCTCGTCAGCCTGATCCCCGTCACGAAGCGCTCGCCTGCATGCCCCTGATAGCCGTCCACGTCGGCCCAAGGCGCCACGGAGCGGAGGAGAGGCGTGAACTTGTGGGCGCCGAGCGCGCGCGCGTCATGCCCCTGCTCCTCAAGCTGCCAGCCGTTGAAGGAGCAGCGAAGGTCCTTGCGCGACACCATGGATTCAGGGTCGGGCTGTACGGCGACGCGCGCCCAGGCCGAGATCGGGCTGTTGTCGTCCTTGAAGCGGTCGATCGCCTGCAGGATGCTTGCCGGCAGGAGGTAGCGGCCGCGGGCGCGCAGGCGGTCCAGGCCCTCGATCGCCCAGTTCAGGATGCCGGGCCCCTCGAGCTCGACCAGCGTCTCCGCGAGGCCCGCGGTGCCCGTGACTCCCAGCTCCCGCCTGAGCTCTTCGACCTGGTGCTCCTCAACGACGTTCGTCATGTCGATCACGATGGAGCGGTTGTAGATCGCCTCCGTGGCGTCCCGGGCCCGCGGCATGACGTTCGTGGTCAGGAGGACGGGAATCTCGAAGGAGGTTCGCAAATAGGTCCGGCCCTTCCGGTTCACGTCGAGCGGCTCGCCCGTCACCACGTTCTTGAAGCGGGCGCCGTCGATTTCGTCGTTCTCGTTCACGGCGTCGTCGCGGACCCAGGCGCGCGCGCCATGCAGGGTCTGGAGGCCGAACTCCTTCGAGATGTCGACGATGGAAGGGGAAGCGATTGGGTCGCCGATCAGCCGCCGCAGGATCGTGGCGAGCTGCGTCTTGCCGGTCCGAGAGGGGCCTTTGAGAAACAAGGCTTTCCGCTGCTCGCGCGCGAGCACCCGGATCGCCAGGGCGGCACCGAAGCACTCCTGGATCACGGCGACGATCTCGCGGCGCTCGAGGTCCGAGCGGTCCCTGAAGCAGATCTCCAGGAAGCGCAGGGTGCGGGGACATTGAGCCCCGGCCTCGAACGACACGCCGACCTTGCTGCGCGCGAAGTGGGACGGATCGTGAGGAGAGAAGGCTCGGGACCGGAGGTCGACCATGCCGTTGCCGGCCGCGATCACGTCGCCGCCGTTCCACCGCACCTCGCGGAGGTAGAGGTCGGGATGCTCGTTCAGCCGCTTCCAGGCTGCGTTCGCGACCTTGCTGTCGCCAGCGCGCCCCATGGCGTCGCAGCCGCGCTGCACGAGCGTGCGCAGCCATTGCTCGTCGGAGGGCGACAGGGCGGTCCAGACCCCGTCGCGGTACATCCAGATCTCGCCCTCGGCGAGCAGGATGTCGCCGCCGTCCCGGCGGATCGTTTCGACCACCCCGTCGGCGACGATCACCGGGATGGCGTCGGGGGAGGAGGTTTCTTTCTTGACCTTCTTCTTGCGCCTCTCCTCGAGGTGCACCACGGTGCCGGTGCCGGTGGCAAAAACAGAAGAGGCTGAAGCAGCAGAGGCCTCCCCCGCCTCTCCGTGCACGGTCTCGTCGCCACGGTGCGCTCGCGTCACCTCTCTGGGTTTTTGCGTGGGGTTCTTCCTCTGCCAGTCCTCGCACATCCGCCGGATGGCGCGCTCTTCGCGTGTCCAGTTCCAGTTGCGGCCGTCGGCGCCGGCTGCGGCACGGGTGGCAGCCAGGACGGTGTCGACCACCTGCTCCAGGCCTACCCCCTTCGTCAGCAGGGAGGCCGTCACCGAAAGCTGGGTAGAGTGAATGCTCGTCTCCCCCACCCCCTGATAGGCCATGGCGGAGAGACGCTGCTCGACGTCGATCGGCGGCTTGAAGCCGAGGCGGGCCGCCACCTCCAGGAAGGGGTTGGCAGCAACAGAAGGGGCGGAGAGGCCTTGGGCGCCCTCCTTAATTTTTCTTCTGACGACCGGTGAAACGTAGGAGAGCATCTCCTCGATCTCGCCAAGCTCGTAACGGGCATCCCAATGAGCGGAGAGGACCGCCACTTCCTTCCACGCCCCATCCTTCGTGTTGTGCGTGCCGGGGAGCCGCATCAGCGCCGCGGGATGGGCGACGGCGAGGTCGCCCCCCACCAGGTCGGCGAGGAGGCGAAGGGCGGCCTCGACGCGGGAGACAACCTCTTCATTTGCCTCCAGCCCTTCGTTCAAGAGCCAGTACAGGTGCAGGCCGTTGCCGGAAGCAACCAGAACTGAAGGGGGCAAGGGGAGGGTGGAGACCTTCGCGGAGATCTCCTCGAGGGTGGCTTCGACACTCTTCAGGTCCACGTCGGCGTGGAGGAGGGAGATCTCCGAGACGTTCACCTTGCTCCTCGGCGAGCCTCCCGCCCTCTCCGGCCGGGCGTCGGGGCGGAGGGTGGAGACGCAGAAGAAGAGGCCCCGGTCCTTCCGATCCCATTTGCTGACGAACAGATCGACGGTCTCGAGATCCCTCGTCTCGATGCGCTTCTCGCCCGGCTCCCGGTCCCGAGCGTCGGCATTGGCCAGCGACGACAGGTAGACAGGGTTCACCGTGCCGGGTCCGAAGACCTGGCGGATGAAGGAGGCGGAGGCCGAGAGGGGTGGCATGTTGCGGTTGGCGCCTGTCTACGATCTGTTGTGGTGCCGGGAGGGGTCTGCTCACCCCTCCCGGCAGATGCGCTTCAGAACCGCGTCTCGGCGGCCGCGGCCTTGCTGCGGCCGCTAGCCCTCGAAGTGGCGGGCTTCGGATCCTCGAACGGGATCTCGGGGCCTTCGTCCGCCTCCCCGCCCCCTTCTCCGGAAGCCTCGTCGGCCGCGGCGAGCGCCTCCACGAAGGCTTCCTTCCCGACCCAGCCGACTACGTCGAACTTCGGAGTGAAGATCTTCCCGTAGGCCTTGTTGGGATGCTTGTAGGAATCGACGTTGAGCGCGATCACCGGGAACTGGTCCGGACGCTGGCGCATGTGCTTGCCGAAGATCCCGGCAAGCTTGCCGATCGCGTTGAGCCCACCCTTTGAGGAGGTCGCGAAGGTGAAGAGGTCGTCGCTATCCGTCGCCTTCAGGATGAGGTAGTTCGTGAGCTGCCAGGGGTCGCGCGGCTGACCCTGATCGACCTCCCACTCGTCCTCGTCGGTGTCGCCGAGCTCGGCGCGCTTGGGCGGCACATAGCCCTCAGCGACCCGCCCCATGATCATGTCGACGGGCTTGCTGTCCTCCCACTTCACCCAGCCGATCATCAGCTCGTCCATGTTGGCGACGAGCTGGGTGCCTTCCTCGACCTCGTCGCCGTTCTGACCGGCCGTGTACTCGCCCTTCGAGAACTTCAGGAGGTCGCCGACGATGCGATTCCGAGAGGTAGATTCCGCATACGCCTCGAAGGCGTTCTTGGAAGAGCCGGCGGCCAGATCGGTGCCGGTGGAGCGCGTTGTCATCTGGTTCATCGTTTTCTCGCTTCTCGCTTTGCTATGCGGCCACAGCCGCAGGGATCCCGGCAGAGGCCGGAATGGGGGTGGAAAGGCAGGACGAAGGGGCGCTGCTGTTTGCCCCCTCCCCTTCGCTGATCGTGATCACCAGGCGGTCCGTAGGATCGCCGACGGTCTCGAACCGAGAGAGATCCACGCCGGCGGCGGCGGCCGCCTCACGGATGCCCTTCATGTCGTAGGCGGGCCGGCCCTTGACGGGTGACCATGTGACGGAGACGCCAGGGGCCGAGAGACGACGGGTACCGGAGGCCGCCAGGAGATCGCGGATTTGGTGCTCGAGTTCGCGAGCGTCCTGCTCCAGGGCGGCCGCGGAGGTCTTGAGCTCCTTCGCGTCGCGCGCCATGGCGGCGATCTGGTCGGCGAGGGCGCGGTCGACGGTGGAGGACGCCTCCGGAACCCTCGCGGCCCTCTGTCTTCCGCACGCCGTCGTGAAGGGGCAGAACTCGCACTCACGCCCTCCTGCGATCACGCCCTCAGGGCGGATGGAGGAGACGTCTGTGGCCGTCATGATCGAGACGGCGCGAGCCTGAGCGGCGGAGAAGATGGCCGGGTCGAACTTGACCGGGAACTCCCTCACTTCGTCCCAGAACGAGGTGTCGGTGTAGGACAGAAGGGCATAGGAGGGCCGGTGTGAGGTCCGCGCCCTCACCAATCCCATCTGCACCTGCACCTGGTACACGTGCTCTGGTTTCGCCTCGTCGAGGCGGGTGCGCGGGTCCGCGGTTTTGCACTCGACCAACAAACAGTCGGAGAGGATGTCTTCCACCCCCGTGTGCCGGAGGACGTCCCGCTCCAGGCCCACGATCAGCCCGTCCGGCGTGGCGGACAGGAAGCCATCAACAAAGGTGCGCTGGTCTGCCCCCGCGAAAAGGAGGCGGTCCCCGAACTCGCGCCGAAGCGCCGGCTCCCACCAGTGGTTCTCGTAGACGGAGCCGCGCACGCGGGCGCCCCAGCGGTCGGAGAAGTCGCCGTCGCGCGCGCGGCCATAGACGTGATCTCCCTCGTTCTTGGCGAAGAACGTCTTGCGGGCGCACTGCCCGATCTCGGACGCGCCGATCGTCTGGGAGCGGTCGGTCTCCCACTCGCGGGCGGAGGCGAGAGCATAGGTGTTCAGAGCGTCGCGGATCATGACAACAGGCCCTCCGAAGAGACGCGATGACCATTCACGCGCTGCAGCTTCTTCGGTTTGCGCCACTGCACTGAGTTGCCGGCGCGCCGCCACAGAGCGACAGGGCGACGAACCGTGAGAAGGGGTGCGAGCTCAGCCCAGGAATACGCGGCCGCTGCAGGCGGGCCGGCGAGAGCCCCGACGGGGTAGTCAGGCAGCCCCCGAGGTGCCATTCCGAGCAGCAGAACCTGGACATCGCGCCAGTGCGCAACGGCCTTTGCGAACTCCGGCAGGCGAGCCATTTCCCCATCGGGCTCTGCCGGCTTCACTTCGACGAAGACCGGGCACAGGGGCGTCCTGATGACGAAGTCCGGACACCACCCTTCGAGGTCCAGGGGCTCGTAGTCCCAGGTCCATCCGCACAGGTCGAAGAACGCCGCCCAGCGAGCTTCCAGGCGCGAGCGGAAGCGCGTGCCGCCGTAGGTGGTGGGGATTGCCTTGATTAGCATCACCTCACCCCCATCAAATCTTTGATCTGGAAGAAGGCCTTAGGCTCCTCGCCGGGAAGATCGTCGTCGAAGGGTGGGAGCCCCTCGCGGAGGCGGAGGAGGGTGATAAGGCGGCTGATCTCCTGGAGGAGATCGAACCGAGCGTCCAAGGGCATTGCCTGAATCCAGGTCGCCTGCTCCACGAGGCGGATCAGGGCGGGGGCTGAGGAGAGCGTCATGGTGCGGACGAACCCCAACAGGCCTTTCACCTCACGACCGAAGGACCCGGTGAGGAGGTCCTCCACCTTTTGTCGCCGCCATCTTCTGTACAGGCGGCCGAGCTTCTCCTCGTCGCGCAGCTCCTTCTCGGCTTCGGCGGCGCGGGAAGCACGGGCCTCGGCAGCCTTCAGCCGCTGTTTGACGGGCGCGACGATCTGGGTGTCCGCCAGCGCCTCGAAGGGATTCGGGATGGGGGCGTGAGCGTTCATAGCCCCATCCCCCGTCCGGCTTCGCCGCGCAGGCGCGCCGCTTCATGGGCTTCCGTCATCGACGGATAGAAGGCGCGCTCGAGGACGAGGAGCGCTTCGGAAGGATCGCGGCGCCGCAGCAGGGATATCGCCTCCTCGACAGCGTCATGCAGCGGGTGCATGTCCATCTCGAGATGGTCGACGACGATCTCGCTTGCTTCCCACTTCGTGAGGACACTCAGGAGCTCGGTTATGACGTCACCGGTCCGCTCGACGGGGACCGCATTGCACAGGGCTTGGAGGGACGACCTGGCGATGACGCTCCCGTCATCGTCAAGGACGTCGACGGTTTCGGACAGGTCGGTCACAGAGGTGTTCTTCTGCTCACTCATGCTCGCCCGCCCTCCGCGGCCGCTGCATCGGCTGGGGATGGTCTGCCGCCGCAAAGTGCCGGCACGCAGACGCGCCGTGAGGCACGTTCCCGCCGCGCTGATGCGTGAGCTGCTGATAGCGGGCGCAGGGCGCAGGGCGTGGCCCGCCGCCGTTCTTGCCGCCTTCCGCGAACCAGGTGCTCGTCTTCATCCAGAAGACGCACTCCCGGCAGGTGCGGCCTGCGGGACCTGTACCGGCGAAGTGGGCCATGCCGACGTGCGTGCCGCGGGCCCGGCGGATCACGTCCTCCTGACCTTCGCGGTTCAGCCCATGGGTGACCTGGAACAGGGACATCAGCGGCCCCCTGTCATCATACGACGGTGAATGTCGCGGGCGCGCTGACGCTCGGCGTCTTCCGCGGCGCGTGCTGCGCGCTTCGCACGCTCGGTCGCCCAGTAATCCTTCTGAGCCTGCGTGACGCGCGGGTTCGCCTCACAGGCTGGGTTGTCGCAAGCGGGTGCAGCGTGAGGGTAGCCGCAGGCCGGGCAGGTGATGTTGCGTTCGCTCATCGTCAGAACCCCGTCGCCAATTCGGCGTTGGAGCGGACCCGCGCCCTCTTCGGCGGCAGACCCCAGGCCTCGAAGGCGGCCTTGGCCTCTTCCAAACTCTCGACCTCGGCGACGTCGAACCCGTCGGCACGAAGGTCGCGGATGTAGGCGATCTGGCGATAGCTGTAGGTGCCGCCCGGCCGCTTCACCTCCATGAAGTAGGCGCGCCCCTGGCAGTAGATGCTGAGGTCCGGATGGCCTGCCTCCACGCCCTCCCGCTTGAAGCGGATCGCCTCGACCGCGGCCCTGCGGCCGCCATTGGCGGCGTGGTGGATCTTCCCGGCGTAGGTCCGTCGGTAGAAGACCACGATGGAAGTCTGGATCTCCGACTCCCTGTAGCTGCGGCGGCCTGCCATCACGCCCCCTCCCCGCAGGTCCGGAGCCCCATGGAGCGCAACGCGTGCAGGATCGTCGTGTGGTCGCGACCGAACTGCTGGGCGAGCCACGGCAGGCTGCGGTGCGGGAAAGCGAGCCGGACTTCCCTGATCGCCTCCCAGCGCGCCGTCTTCACGGGCCGACAACGGGAGGGGCCCAGAAGGGTGGAGGCCGTCATGCCGTGCCGAGCGGCGACTGTGGCAATGATCTGCCGGGGTGTCGGCTTGTCGCCGACGGTCGCGCGGTACTGCTCGAGCTGCTCCTGGAAAATCTGCTCGTCCAAACTAACGAGGGCGGGGGCGGGCTCTTCGGCCGGGATGGGCTTCGGGCCCGGGGCCGGAGCCCTCTTCCCGCGCTCGAACTCCTGGCCCGCACGCACCATGCGGGCACGGGCGGCGCGGAAGCGCGCGTTCATCTCCTCGAGGGTCCGGGGCTCGGGGGTCATGAAGCCCTCCCGGTCCGCAGGCCGACGACGTTGGCGGGCTGGGCGCCGAGGTCGTTTTCCAGTTCGGCTACGTCCGTGGCGACGTTGCGAGCCCGGGCGACGATGCGCTGTACCTCAGCAGGATCGGTCCGTCCGTCGGCCGCGGCCTTCATGAGCTCGGTCTGCAGGGCGGAGACCGATTCCGTGATGTCGATCGCGTGGTTGAGGAGCGCCGCGCCGTTCTCAACCGGCTCGGCCGCAGGCACCATACGATTGCCCGAGCAGTGCACCAGGAGCTGCAGGAGCCGCGACTCCCCTCCCCGGCGGCGGAGCTGCAGGATCGAATCCAGGATCACATCGGCCGGGACCTGGTGACCTTTGTTCTCCTCGCTGATGTTCGTGCAGCGCGAGATGCGGGCCGCGTCGAGCCGGGTGCGCCGGGCGAATGCCGTGACGCCGCCGAGCTGCTCGACGTCCTCGTCGAAGGCCGCCTTGATGGCCTTCTCCAGATCGGTGTTCTCGTCCCAGGGGGTCATGCAACGTTCTCGAACTGAATTGACGTGACGGGTGGTCAGGCGGTCGGCACGGTGCTGGCGTGGAAGACGTGCTCAACGAGAGGACCGGAATGCGCGGGTCGGGCGGCGACGATGGCTGGGGCATGCCCAACCCGCGCACCTCCGCTCGGCCCCAGGGGGAAAGGGACGAGGGAAGGCATCAGGCGGCCTCGCCTTGCCGCGGGGCCGGATAGATGTCGGGGCGAAGTTCGTGGCGGGGGATGCCAGTCAGGCGTTCCAGGTCCAGCACGCGCTCGACCGGGATGCGCTGCTTTGCGCGCCATTCTGAAACGGCGTTTCTGCTGATCCCGAGGCGGCGGGCGAGCGCCGCTCCACCCCCGTAAGCCTCGATAGCGCGATCGACGACGTTCATGCTCCAACCTCTCAGTCCCGCCGTTTGTAATTTATCACTTAGCAATCTGTCAAGTGATACTCATGCTGACGGCTGTCAAGGACCGCTTTACAAAATCGCTATGGAGACGTTTGGCGAACGGTTGGAATGGGCGCTAGCCCAGCGTGAGTGGAAGCAGTCACGGCTTGCACGGGAGCTAGGCGTCACGCGCACGGCAATCAGCCAGTGGGTGACTGGGAAGAGCGACCCGTCCTCCGCGAACCTGCGAGCGGCCGCGAGCGTGCTTGAGGTCAGCTCGGAATGGCTCGGCACAGGTCGAGGCGAACCTCGCCCAAGCGGTTCAGCGGCGAAAGTTCGGGATGTCGGCGACCTAGAACCAATGCCGCGGCAGCTCGGCATGGTGCGAGTGGACGGCAGGGTTCAGGCCGGTAGCTTCGTAGAGAAGCACATGCTCGATCCGCTGCCTGACGACTACGTGTCCGCGCCCAAGGATCCCGACTTTCCCTTCGCGCGCCAGATTGCCTTCCGGGTTGGCGGGGATTCGATGAATCGCGCCAGACCGAAGCCAATCATCGAAGGCGACGTGATCGTATGCGTTCTGTGGGAGGATCTCGGAATCGAGATCACAGATGGCATGAACGTCGTGGTTCAACGGGAGATGGACGGCGGCCACCTCGTTGAGCGATCTGTGAAAGAAGTCCGGGTCACGGAAGGGGGATACGAGTTCCTGCCGCGGTCTAGCAACTCCGCATATCAGCCGTTCCGGGTCGCCCATGACCTCTCAGCCGATGACGGAAAGCAGGTCTTGGTACTGGCACTGGTGCGGTTTGTTTTTGATCACCAACCGCTGCCAGTGACGGTGAGGCGGCTGACGAAGGCGCAGTGACCAGCAAGCCGCCCCGGGCGGCGAAGGGAGATCCGCCGCGTCATGTGGGCCGCTTTCCGTCTCTAGGCCACACGTCGGATTGACTCCCCTGCCGAGTTTCACAACCTTGGCGCTCAGACGACGGGGGGATGTCGATGGAAGTTACCCTTGCTTTGGGGGCGGCTGCGGCGGTGCTGTTCGCGATCGCGGCTTACTTTGTCATCCTTCTCATCCGGCAGCGGAAGGCTCATCGCGCAGAGCGGGTCGCATTCGATGCGAAGATCCAGAGCTTCGGCGAGCGCCTGAAACCTATCACCAGCATGGATGAAGAGGTCGCGCGGCTTCAGGCCGAAATCCGGCAGCATCAGTCCAGCATTGAGGGGCTTCGCTCTTCCTACTACGAGAAGAAAGCCGTCTACGATCGTCTGATCAAAGAGGTCGCGATCTTCGATGAGAAGCTCGCGTTTGCCGAGATGGGGGTCTACGAACCTCACTTCGACTTTACAGACAGCGAGAAATACAAAGACGCAATCGCTGCCGTCCGTGAACAGCAGAAGCTCATGGTGTCGCTGAAGACGGCCGTCATCTGCACGGCGACCTGGGCGGTCGATGGCAGTGCCTCCAAAGGCCAAACCATGACCAACAGGAACATTCGCCTGACGCTCCGTGCCTTCAACAACGAATGCGAAGCCGCCATAGCCAACACACGCTGGAATAACGTTAACGCGATGGAGAAGCGCATCACCAATGCACAGGTGCAGATCGACAAGCTGAATGAGTCGAATCACATCTTCATCACGAACGACTACCTGAAGCTCAAGCTCAAGGAACTGTACCTCACGCACGAATACCGCGAGAAACTGAAAGCGGAACGCGAGGAGAAGGCTGAAGCCGCCCGGGCGGCGCGCGAGGAGCAGAAGTTCGTCCGCGACCTGGAGCGCGCTGAGGAAGAGGAGGCGCGCTATCAGCGCATGCTCGAAAAGGCAAAGGCGGCGGCTGCGAAGAGCGTTGGCGCTCAGCTCGAGGCTTACTCGGGTCAGGTGGCCCTACTCGAAAAGGAGCTAGAGGACGCCCACGCCAAGGTGCTCCGGGCACAGGCAATGGCGGAGAAGACACGCTCTGGCTACGTCTACATTATCTCCAACGTGGGCTCGTTCGGGGACGAAGTGATCAAGATCGGGCTCACACGTCGCCTGGATCCTGCCGACCGCGTGCGGGAGCTCGGGGACGCCAGCGTCCCCTTCGTGTTCGATACCCATGCGATCATCTACAGCGACGACGCGCCGGCCCTGGAGAAGGCGCTCCACAATGCCTTTGAACCAACCCGCGTGAACGCTCGCAACTATCGCAAAGAGTTCTTCCGAGCGAAGATCGACGAGGTCGAAGCCGCTGTGAAGCGACTGGCGCCAGGTGCCCCGTTCTTCAAGGACATCGAGGCCCAGGAATATCGGGAGACCTTGGCGAAGCGGAATGCCACCTTGCTGGCGATGGAGGCTCGACCGGTCGCGTTTCCCGCGGCAATCTGAGCCCCTATACCGCTAACCCCACACTCCAAGAGCAGGAAACAGCACGTATGATGAGGCTAGTGATCATACTGGCCGGCGCGACCCTCTTCCTCGCCGGGCCAGTCGCGGCTGACGGCCCATTCGGCGTCACAATGGGAAGCAATCCGCTAGACTACCCGACGTGTAAGGCGGCCGAGGGCGTGACAGGGGCATACGACTGCTCTGGTCTCCCACGGTCCCATCCAGATATGAGAGTGTACAATCTAATTTCATCGTCAGAAACTGGTGTTTGCCTGCTTCGCGGGTCGACTGATATTCTAGAGACAAGCTCGTTTGGTAGTGAGTTGCGGATGAAAACTGAAGAGTTGAAGGATCAAGTATCTTCAGTTTACGGACCAAGTAATAAGTTCGACTTTATAATGCCAAGAAGCATATGGATCGACCCATCATACTGGATGATGGCCATCGTCAAGAATGATAGGCATTATGCTTATGCATGGAATAAGGATTCTAAAGCTCGTCTCAAGGACAACATCAAGAACATCGTTCTTTCGGCGAAGGCTATAGATGCCACAAGGGGATACGTTCAAATCGAGTACGTCTTCGAAAACCACGCTAAGTGCCAGGAAGAGCATAAGAAGGCGCGTGCCAAGGCGTTTTGACCCCGCACTCCAAGGGCAAGGGATGAGGTGAGAGAGATTTTGTAGCGCGCGTAGGGGATAGGCCGCGGCACGTGGCAGAGTGAAGGGCAAAAATCTGTGGCAGAGTATACCGTTCCCACGATCACCGATTTGCGGGCGAGTGAGGGGTACCAACATTATGTTTATCTCGATTGGACGTTTTCATCTATCTACGATGTAGAATTTAAGATTTATAGATTTGCCGAGGCTGAGCCTTCACATCTGGTCGGCTCGCTTTATGTGGGCGCATCTGCTGGGGCAACCTCGCATGTCTTCGGACATTCTGACTTTGAAAACACATCTGGAGACACGAAGGTCTATAGTTATTACGTGGTTCCTATAGTCTTTGTTAAACCTCCTGGGACGCTTGCTGCAGCGCCTGCTGCCGGGACGATGAGCAACATCGATACGGGGTATGTTATGGCGGGCGGCAACGACGCCGATAACACCATATTCGGTGGGCCATCGGATAATACCGTCGTGGGGAATGATGGCAGCGACCGTCTTTTCGGCTTGGGTGACAGGGACGTTCTGTATGGAGGGAAGGGCGCCGATCATCTCGACGGCGGCGAAGGCAACGATCGGCTGTCCGGCGACCAAGGCCACGATACGTTAATTGGCGGACCCGGCGCGGATCGCTTCGTCTACGGGCTCGAAGAGGAAGCCGGCAAAGATGCAGACGGCGATACCGTTTACTTCGTACGGAGCGAAGGCGACCTGATCGATCTCCGCTACGTGGATGCTACGCTGAAGACCAAGGACGGGAACAAGAGTTTCGAGTGGGTGGATGATGAGCACATCGGGGCCGCGTTCACAGGCGAGCCGGGCCAACTCCGCTACAAGGGACATGTTCTTGAAGCGGATCGAGACGGGGACGGCCGAGCAGATTTCTCGATCAGGATCATCGGCAAGCTCACTGCTGACGACGTGCTTCTGTAACCCCACACTCCAAGAGCAGGGGATGAGAGGCATGCGCGGGATGTCGGCAGGAACACGGCTGGCGGCCGCTCTGCTCCTGGTCTGGCCGCTCTCGGTGGCAGCTCAACCGGGGCTGCCCGCATCAGGGGCGCGTGCCCTCATCGGCGAAGCCCTCAGGCAGCAAATGGGCCGGCAGGAGTACACCTTCGACCTCCGGCTGAACTCGTGCACAGCCTCGTCCTGTGCAATCGCGCCCGATCAGAACGTGACGGGGGAGATTCGCAGCGACGAGCAGGGCATCAGGTCCGCGGCGGTCTCTCGCCGCCTCCTCAACCCGGGAGACGATCTGGGCCGAAACCGCTTTCTCGCGACCTGTAACGTGCTCATCGGTGCCCTTGCAGGAGGCATGAACCTGGAACTGGGCCGGTTTGTCGAACGACTGCAAGAGGATGCTGCGGACAACAGCCGGCGCAGCGGTCGTGAAGGCACAAGCGAGCGTCGGGTCGGCCAAGCGCGCGTCGTGTTCACCGCACAGAAGAACCTGGAGCGCTGTGAAGTTTCGAGAGGCAGCCGTTAGGGTCGGCGGCAGACCTTGCCGGCCCGGCACAGATGATCGGCACCGTGTTGTGCGGTAGGAAAGCGCTCCAAGAGCAGGGGATGAGGTGATGAAGCCGACGACTTTCATCTTCCTTCACGCGGTCGGCGTTGCTGCTGGCGCAGCGGCGCTCTGGTGGTTCGTCTTTCCATCGAGCCTGGGCGAAGCGGTGGCCGACGCGGTTACAGCCGGAGCTGTCGCCAGCTACGTGGAGCTGGTCGCGATGCGTCGGGGGCTATAGGTCGGGAGCAGGGGATGAGGTGATGCCGCTCCCGATTGAAAGCATCGACGTCGGCAAGTGCTACCTAGCCGATCGGCGGCAACGCCCTCAGGTATGGCGCGTGGAGAGGATCTTTCCCGACGGGCGGCTGGACTACATGAATCGGCCAGTGGACCCTTCTCTGAAGCAGGTGTGGCGATCGGGTATGACCACGCTCGCCTTCTTCGCAGGGGTCGTTTCATGCGAGGTCCCCTGCGACTGGATCCCAGAAAACGACGGTTGAGCCCACCCGCATGGTCTAGCTTTGGCCGCCGGCTCAACCTAAAGTCCGAGGATCCTGATTTGGGGGATCCGATGGACACCCTTCACCTTCTCCTCGCACTGGCGACCGCTTTCCTCGCGCTCTTCGCGACGGTGGCCGGCGTCATGACCATCGTGTCCCGGTTCGCGAAGGCTCGGGAACGCGAGAGGCTCGCCGAGCTCATCGTGCAGGCCACAGGCAGGGGGTGAGGTGAGCCCTCCCCTGCGACTGGGCGCCGGAGGGAGGTGGGTGAGGTGGGACCGGGAGCGGCCTTCGTGACGCCGCCTTTTCGCCAGGGCTACTGTCCATTAAGGGGTAATGGAGAGGCTCGTGGAGAGCCGAGGGCAAGGTGATGAGTTGGCAGTCTGCGCATGAGGCACACGCTATCGAGCGTGTAGCCCTCACATTTCAGCTGGCAGAGATGGTGCCGTCTAAGCCGTGGGCATCTCTGCTAAAGGATGCAACGACTCGGCTCGTTCCGGAAGGGTTTCGCGTTGTAAACGAGGTGGAAATCGCGCCTCCTATGGTAGCCGCGGGCGGCCCTCAAAGGGGGGTTGCCCAATTCATGATCGGTCCAGGCGGCGTCGTTCTTGGATCTGGAGCTGCGGCTGGTCCGACTGGGGTTTCGTTCCAGATGGTAGAAGGGGCCGAAATCCGAGAGGAAATTGGCGCTCACCAAAGCAGGTTTGTCTACGCTACTACTCGATACGCAGGCTGGGACGTTTTCCGATCTCGAGTTGAAAACATAATATTCCCGTGGCTTAACTCAGTTCTTCCGATTGTAAATCTGCAGATGATGAAACTGGAATATTGGGACCGTTTCGTGTTTGACGGACCGGCGCATGATGTCGATTACGGATCTTTGCTCAACAGCGCATCGGGCCATCTACCTAAATTCGGGTTTGAGACAAAGGGCCTGTGGCATTCTCACGTTGGCTACTTCGCAGAACCAGGGCTGTCCTCCCGCCGGCTGATCAATCTGAACATCGACGCCTTCGACGTCTCCAGAAGCATAGGCGCTCCTTTGGAGGCACCGGAACAGCTGCGCTCTGTCGGCATTTATTCCATGGTACAGGATGACCAAGGCCATCGGTCGCTGGCGTCCGGTAGCGACACGGTCTCGTCATTGGAGGAGATGCACACTATATTGAAACTGCTGCTTGCGGACGTTATCACTCGGCAGGCGGCCGAACGAATCTCCCTCAACGCTGGAAATATGTCGTGATTGCAACCTCTTCGCCAGCAATGCACTTGGCAGCCTATTTGGCGTCTGCCGAGCTTCTGGCATCGACAAGCGCGACGACAACGCGAGCCTCGATCATAGATCAAGAGCTCGTCCAGCGTTCATATGTCGGCTCTCCTAGATGGGAAGGTGGCAGCAATGGCCTTGGATCCTTCAGGATTGTTCAGACGGCCATGTCCGACCGAGCCCCGATAATTATCGGAGCTGAAAGAGCCGAAGATCCAGCCGTTGCGGAGCTTAACAGTCTTTTGGAGCTTGGTGCTGGATGGGACGGCGAGGATGCCGCTCCTCCACATAAAGCTGCCATTCAAGATGCGATCCATTTCTTGTATGCCGCCGGATCACTAGCGACGAACTTGTCGCCAACCTTGCATGTGGACGGTTCGGTGCTCCTTGAGCTAGACGATGGATCAGCCGGGTCTCTCCGCTTTCGCGGCAATGGAACTATCGGGTATGCGGTACGCGGTATTGGGTTCGGTTCGGTCCCGTTTGATGGGGCGACGATCCCCCCTGAACTCAGGCACGCACTCGAAGCCTAGTCGTGACTGAACAGGATGTTATGTGCGAGCATTGCCGCGAAAGCATTGCCGCGATTGAGCACGCAAACCCAGGTTTTCGTGCCAATGATCTTGACCAAGCAGAGCCTTTGTGTCGGTGTCAGCATGTCTCCGTTAGCGAGTACTCCTCTGGTCCCGTGAAGGATACGGAGGTTTTAGTTCGTGTTCTAGTCGCGCCCCAGCACATGACTGGCAAACGCCAACCTCGCGCTGCTGCGCTCACTGATGCAGAGCGAAACGGCCTTTCTCTCCTGCGTGAGCATGAGGCAACGGACGAAGACATACGGAAAGTTGCGGAAGGTCTAGTTGCTCGTGCGCGCAACCACCACGGTAATAAGGCAGGTGTTTTTGGAGTCCTTCGCATACATTGTGGCACAGTTCGAAACTGCGTGCCTGAATGCGATGATGCGCCCTGCTATTGTGTCTACGATACGGCCCTTTCTGAACTTAGGCCGCATACCGAGACTTTTCAGCGGGTCGCTGGAGTTGAAGATGGCATACGCGAGCTCCGCCGCGCTACATTATTCTCGGTGTTGAAAACGAGTTTTGTAAGTGTCGGCGAGTTCCGAGGCGGCTTGCTGTTAGATCTGGCTCCTCAGCAATAGACGCCAATTGGAGTTATTCCTCAGTCTTGTCCCGCATATATCTTGCAACTTCTTTCTCATGTTCAGTCGGTGCGAAAGGGAGGCGCTCACCTTCTCCCAAGCCCCCTCCCCACTCGGTCTCTAATGCGTACCTGCCAGAGACCTCTTCAGCTTTACGGAAGGAGCGCCGTTAGCTCGGCCGCCAGGAACCCGCCCGCCCTTCAGGCGTTCACCTGGTTCTTCATCGACACTCCTTCTCAGAACGGCTCCTGGCGTACTTCAGGGGCCGTTTCTGCTATGAGAGCCGAGCACATGAGCCCTCGAGGAAGTCGCCATGAGGAACGGCTGGACGTGGGGGGACGTGGCCCAGCTCGTGGTAACGATTGTCTTCGCCTTGGCGTTTGTTTCAGCCATCCTCTTCTGGCCGGAGATGGAGTGAGGATGCCGACCTGCGGCTGCCCTCCCCAGCATCTCCATCACCGCCCAGGCCCTGAGAGAGTGCGAGGGTCGTCAGGATCCCGCACGATCCCCCGCGGATACCGCGCATTGTGCTCGAGGAGCCGTTCGTAAGCCTCAACCACACGCCGGCCGGCGGCGCCTCGGCTGTCCTCGTGTCCGTGGATGTCGAAGGGCACCTTCCCCGTGGTGCTGTGAGCGAACATCGACCAATGCCAGCGGCCCACGTTCGCGCTGTGGTGCTCGATGCAGGCCCGGCCGATGCTCTCCCCTGTCGCCTCGTCGAAGGCGATGAAGTCCTGATCGGGGGCGAGTTCCGGGTGCACCTCGTGATGAGGGCGCCAGTAGACGGCGACGGCCTCAGAACCCGTCCTGGCTCGGGACATCGCCGTGCTCGGCCAGGATGATCGGATCGTCAAAGACGCCCGTGTCCATGTCGCCGATGCGCTTGAAGGCGATGGCACCGGCTTTCGTGGTGGCGAGCGTCTGTGCCATGCGCACGGCGGCCGCCTCGGACGTGGCGATGCGCGGTTGCTCGGCCGCGAGGCCCCTGCCCTTCTTCACGAAGGTCTGAACGCCGTAATAGGTTGTGGTCATGGTGGGGATCCTTTGGGGCAGGGCTACCAGGTAGCGAACTCGTCGTTCTCAGGCGGAGGCGTGCCGTATTCGGCCAGGACTGTCGGCTCCTCGAACTCGCCCAGCTGTGTGTCGCCCGTGCGGGAGAAGGCGATCACGTAGGTGCGCATGGTGGCGAGGACGGCGGCGCGGGCTTGGACCACGCCCGCCGTCTGGCCGGACCAGGGCTCGTCGGCGATCCAGCCTTCCTCCGTCCGCTGGTAGGCTTGGACGACGTGATAGGTGAGGCGGTCGTGGTCAGCCATGGCGAGCTCCTCATTCGGCAAAGAGCCGCCGCGGCGGGAGTGGCAGCTTGTCGGCCACCTTCGAAGACGTAGCGCCGTCCTCTCCCGCCACCCTGAACCCCGCGATCGCCTCCGGCCTCACGCCAGCGAACTCTGCGAACGCCACAACTCTCGCATCCTCGTCGAGGATGTAATCGAGCAACGCTTCCTGGAAGGCCGGCGACTCTGCCTCCTCGCGTAGGCTCGTCAGATCGTGCCCGGTCACGCCGACGAAGTGGCTGAAGCGGTCGTCATCGGCGGCGAGGAAGCTCAGCATGGTTGCGGTGAGCTCCACGCCGCGGGGCAGGCCTGTTGTCTCTTTCAGCATGTTGGATTTCCAAGCTTACGCAACGTCGCTTGCCTCTGACGCAGTCGGAACGTACTCGACCTCTCCGACCACGATTGCCGCTTCACACCCACACCGCTCGCAAGCGTATTCGATTTGGCCCAATGCGCCACTTTCATAGAAATCCGTTGCGGTGGCGGGATCGTCGACTTCGTCGAACAATCTTATTGTTAGTTCCTCGACGTGGGAGCAGTCCGCGCACCGAAGATGTAGCCGGAAATTACGCTCCTGAACTAAACCGAGGGCAGCAAATCCACGGGTAGCGGTAGGAGGGAGAAGGACGGCCATGACGGGCTCCGGCTGTGGGATGTTGCCATTTTGTTCTCATTTCCCTAGGAGTCAAGTTGCCGCACCCGCCCCTGAAACGGCCGTCCCCGAAATCCACAAGGTGTCTTTGGAGTGACGCCGCTTCACAAAAATCGCGACTGCGCTTGACATATTGCTAAGTGATAAATTACAACAAGCCATCCGCCCGCACCGGATGGCCCTCATGCCTTACCCTTCCCGCCGAGACTTCGAAGACCGCTTCCACGTCGTCCGCCGGCGTGACGCCTTCCACTGCCTGGAGGTAGCGGCTCAACACCGCCGCCAGGCGATCAGGGAGGCAGCCCTCAACGGCGGCTTTGCGCCCTCCGTCTTCATCAAGCTGGCCTCCGACGCCCTTCGGAACGCGCGCCGCTACGACCAGGAGGCCCGCGTGTTCGGGCTGCGGCTGCCGGGTGAAGAGGAGGGATGGGAGGATCTGATGGACCTCCCCTCCCCCTCCGACCTTGACCTCGCGGCCGAAGCCGCCCTGCAGGCGGAGGCGGCGTGATGCTGACCTTCAAGCGCCACATCGCTCCGAACGGCCTTCCCGGCTTCCGCGTCTTCGCCGGAGCCGCCTGCCTCGGCACGATCTTCAACCCCGGGCGCGTCAACGACGTCGGCCCCATGAACGGCATGGCCTGGCAGGGCGTCGCGCCCGACGGGACGCGGTTCGGGGCGACCTCGCGTCCGAAGCTCGCACAGAAGCTGCAGATCCATGCGGCCGCTCAGCGGGAAGCCCGCTGACATGCGCTGCACGTCATCTTTCCTAGCCTTCATCGACGCCGTTCTCAGCACCACCCCAATCGAGCAGCGCCGGGACTACCTCCTGAGCGAGCTCGAGAAGCTCGAAGCGCGCGAGCGGACGTACGGCGGGGGCTTCCCTGACGCCAAGGCCGGCCTGCAACAGCGCATCGAACGCGAGGCCCGCGCCTGGATCGCACAGCACGAAGCCGCACCATCGTTCGCACACTCCGGGAGGGCTTTCTGATGCGCCCCATCACCACTGCCGGTTACGCCGGCATCACGACCCCGACCGACGTCGGCCCTGCGGCCGTCCTGCAGTGGCTCAAGATCTCCGACCTGGTGGTCGATCCTTCCTACCAGCGCGAGATCCAGAGCGCCGGTCGGTCCAACGTGCGCCGGATCGCATCGGCCTTCTCCTGGGCCAAGTTCGCACCCGTGATCGTGTCGCCCGTGGAGGGCGGCAAGTTCGCGATCGTGGACGGCCAGCACCGTACCACCGCGGCTGCGCTCTGCGGCCTCGAGCAGGTTCCGTGCGCCGTCATCATGGTGGACCGATCCGGCCAGGCCGCGGCCTTCAAGGCGATCAACGGCGCCACCACGAAGGTGAGTCCGATGGCAATGTTCCATGCGGCCGTCACCGCCGGCGACCCCGAGGCGCTCGCCCTCAAGGAGGTCTGCGACTGCGCCGGCGTCCGGATCCTGCGTTACCCGATTCAGACCGATGCCCAGGAGCCGGGCGACACCATGGCGGCATCGGCGATCGAGCGCCTGCTCAAGCGCCATGGCCGGGCCACCATGATCACGGCTCTGCAGTGCGTCACGCAAACCAGCGAAGGCAATCCCGGCCTCTTGGTTGCGCCAGTCATCGCCGCGATCGCCGACGTGCTGGCAGAGGAGCCCGCTTGGCGGGACGCCGGGTCCAAGCTCCTCGATGTATTCGACGCGATCGACCTCGACACCGAGCTCGACGCGGCCCGCGTGACGGCTGCCAAGCGCCCGAACATCAGCATCGCCGTCGCCCTGGCGAACCGCCTGCGTGACCGCCTCTCCAAGAGCATTCCCGTCGCGGAGGCCGCCTGATGCGCTTCGCCCATCGCATGGACCGGACGGCCCGCTACACCGACGAGGACGTCGCGCGGAAGCTGGCCAACCTCGAGCACCACACGCTGAGGAATGCCGCAGGCGTGATCGACGAGGACGCTGTCGCAAGCGCCGTCATCGATGCGGGCGTTCATCCGCTCTCCTGGGATTCCACCAACTGGCGTGACGTCGCCTTGCAGGCGCTCGAGCTCCGGAGGGACGGCCGATGAGCACCCTCACCGCCCTCATCGTCGCCGCCGTGTTCTGCATGGCCCTCGCCCTTTTCCTCGGGATCACAGGCGCCTTCAAGGCCAGCCCGAAGCAGGAGCCCTCCCCTCGCGACCTCGAGCCTTGGGGCGACTGGCCGCATCGCGGGGATGAGCTGTGAGCATCTCTCTCCGGCCTGTCACCCGGGATGAGGCCGATCGCTTCATTTCCGAGCATCACCGCCACCACCGGCCGCCGGTCGGGGCCCTCTGGCGGCACGGCGCTCACGACAGCGAGGGCTACCTTGTCGCCGTCGCTGTGGTCGGACGGCCCGTGGCGCGCGAGCTCGACGACGGCCTGACGGTCGAGGTCACCCGCATGTGCTCGGACGGTGAGCCCAACGTGTGCAGCATGCTCTACGCCGCGGCTCGCCGCGCGGCCGATGCCAAGGGCTACCGGCGCGGGCTGACCTACATCCTGCGCAGCGAATGGGATCGGTTCGACCCGGCCACCGGGCGCCGCATCGGCGGCGCTAGCATACGAGCTGCCGGCTATGAGTTCCTGTGGGAGGTGCGCGGTCGCAGCTGGGATGCGCCTTCGCGCCCTCGGACCGACAAGCACCCAACCGAGGACAAGGTGGCTCTCGGATGGGGCGCCTGGCCCCAGCTTACCGCGAGGGCCGCCGCATGATCTGCCCCCGCTGCGGCTCCGACACCCGCGTCATTGAAACCCGAGAGGTCGAAGGCAAGCCGGTGATCCGCCGGCGGAGACGGTGCGCTGAAGGCCACCGCTTCGACACCTACGAGAGCCGGGAGAAGCCGACCCACCTTGTCGAGCGCCCGCCGGGGTACCAGGCCGCTCTGATGCGGAAACGCCGAGCCCAGGACCGGGAGCGGGATCAGCGTGACCGCCTGCGCGAGATCGCCCGCCAGGAGCACAAGCAGACCGGCGAGCCCCTCGAGCAAGTCTACGCCCGCTTCGGCGTCGCCTGACCTCCCTCCCAGGATCACCCCGATGACACAGACCCAGACAGACCGTGAGGGCGAGCTTGAGGCCGAGCGCGAGGTTGCAGATCATCTCTCGCAACGATGCCAAGTCCTGCGGGCCGAGAAGGATGCGCTACAGCGGAACTACGACGCGGTATGCGCTCTCCTCGATGATGCGCGCGAGCAATGGGCCGAGGCGAAGGCGGGCAGGGATGAGTGGCGCCAGCAATCCGAGCGCCACGCCGCCGAGGTTCAGACGCTCACCAAGGAGCGGGACGAGGCGCGGGAGGAACTCGCTTCAATGCGAGCGGAGGGCGGTTGGCTTGCGGATCGTACCATCGACGCGCTCATGGCGAAAGCCGACCGGACAGGCGCCGCAGAGAAGGCCCTAGCCGACACGCGGGAGGCGTTGGAGCGGCTAGAGGCCGCGAACGACCGGCTCGCCAGTCTCCGGACCCAAGACGAATACAACGCCATGGTCAGCAAGCCGGCCGTTTGTGAGGCGCTGGTCGCGCTGGACTTCGCCCGCCGTGATGCACGCGAGATCCTTGCCGCCGCCCGAGCCGCCACAGGCGACCAGACCCCGATCCAATCTCAGGAAGGAACGGACCATGCCGATTGATCCCCTCTCCCCGGAGACGGCCCGCGAGGTCGAGGCTGATGTGCGGCCAACCATATACATCGCGAGCAAGACTACCCACGCAGCCCGTTGGCGCGACCTTCGGAGTGCCGGCTTGCCGATCATCTCGACTTGGATTGACGAGGCCGGGAAGGGCGAGACGGCGTGCTTCGCTGATCTGTGGCGACGCTGCGTTTCCGAGGCTGCGAGCGCAGATGCGCTGATCGTCTACCGGGAGCCCGGCGAAGTCCTCAAGGGCGCTTTCGTGGAAGTCGGCGCGGCGCTCGCCAGCGGCAAGCCGGTCTACGCTGTCGGATGCGACGAGTTCTCGTTCGTGAACCACCGGCTCGTCCGATCTGCGCCGACGCTTGACGCCGCCATCTCCGCTCTCGACCAGTCCCGCGCCGCATCCGAGACCCGAAGCGCAGACGGCGGGAGGGGCCTGACGCGCATCAAGCAGCTAGAGGCCGACTATGCGGACTGCAACCGGGAGCGAGAGCGGTGGAAGGACGAGGCCATGCGACTACGAGCCGATCTGGCGACGTGGGCGGGTATCGACGCCGAGATCATGGCCGAAGATGAGCAGATCGCAGCAGCATCTCCCCCGCCCAGCGAGACGGGAGGGCGGGAGTGATGGAGCACTTCCCAACACCCCAGGAGCGCGCCGAGGCAGAGCGCGCATGGCGGCGCCTCTTGCAGTGGGCCGCCCGACGCGCGCGAGAGGCGCGCGAAGCCCCGGCCCGCCCCACCCCCTCCCCACAGCCCGAAGGACAGGCCGATGGCTGAGAAGCTGACAGAGGCGCAAATGAGCGAGAACGTAGCTGTTGGTCGCCTTGTATCAGTCGGCTGGTTCCGACCGGAGGAGGGGCAGGAAATTCCCGAGGGCGAGGGAGCCCTTGAGGTTCGCATCCTGATCGCGCCGGCAGACATCCCGAAATGGCCGTTTAACGCGGTGTGGGATCGTCGCCATGTGCAACTCACTCTGCTGCCGCCCGCCGGCCGCTCCGCCCTGATGCAGACAGACGGAGGGGAGCGGTGAGCAAGCCAGGGACGACGTTCGTATCCTACTTCCACGCCGATCAGGACAGGGGCGCCTTCGGCTTCGGGTGGGCAACGATCAACATCAAGATCGAGACCCGCGAAGATGTTGAAGCGGCTCACGAAGCCATCGCGCGGGAGCGCCCCCACCTGAAGGGGTTCAACATCATTAGTTGGCAGGAACTCCCCTCCGCCCCCATCCGTCAGGAGCCCCAGCCGTGAGCCCGATGGAAAGCGAGAGGCTGATCGAGGAGATGACCGGCGCCTACAACGCCGTGTGGGCCGCGTGGCCGAACCTGGACGCCACAAGCGTTGATGCCTGCCGCAGGGCCGCACTCTCTGCCGCCCTCGCCCTCGCCCGCCCGGCCATCCTGGAGGAGGCCGCGAAGGTGGCGGAAGGGTGGGCCACGAAGTTCCGGGAGGGCTCAAGCGGCAAAGTCTACACATCTACCGTCGTGGTCATCTGCGGCAGCATCGCGGAGGATATTCGCTCCCTCTCCCCTCAGAGCCAGCCCGCCTCCGCCCCGTCGATGGGAGAGAAGCCGTGAGCGCCGACCCTGAGCAGATCGAGGCCGAGTTCGCCGCCCTTGTAGCGCAAGGATGGCCGAAGCTGCCCCCGCGCGCCAAGACGCCCGGCCTCACCGAGTTGCTGGCCGGCCATCATGCGTCGATCGCGACGCAGCTCGTGGACAGCGAGCTTCCGAGCACGCGCCGGTTCTGGCGGGCAAAGTTGGGGTGGCCGGAGCTCGCCGACGACCCGCGGCCGATGAGCGAATTGCTGTTCCCGGGAGGGAGAGGATGACAAGGGTCGCCCCACGCCGTGAGGAGATCGCGGAGGACACGCCCCTCAGGCTGGACATGGCAGCCCAGCTAGCGTTCCCTGACGGCTCCATTACCGTGTCGAGCCTGCGGCGGGAGGCGGCTCGCGGGCGGCTCCAAGTGTGGCGCATCGCGGGGAAGCAGATGACGACCCTCGCCGCCCTTCGGAGAATGATGGACCAATGCCTCGAAAAGCGCAGCCCGCCCGCCTCTGGCTCCGACCAGCCGAGGGAGACCGCGGTTCCATCTGGACCATTGTCGATCAGGGACGGCGCTACAGCACAGGATGCGGCCCGGATGCGCGCCGAGAAGCTGAAGCAAAGCTACGGGAATACCTCGCCCAGAAACACGAACCCGTCGCCCAGCGCACCCGTCATCCCTCTCAAGTCCCGATAGGGGACGTGCTCTCGGTCTATCTGGATGAAGTCGTGCCGAAGCAGGCGAGCCCTGCACGGGTCGCCGCTAGGATTACCCGGCTCATAGATTGGTGGGGCGCCAAGCTGCTGTCTGAGGTCACTCCGGCAACCTGCCGAGCCTATGCGGCCGAGCGCAAGCGGGGCGGCTCACGGCGAGACCTTGAGGACTTGAGGGCCGCCATCAACCACCACGCAAAGCGCGAACTTCACACCGGCTATATTGAGGTCGAGCTACCAGCCAAGGGCGAGGCCCGATCCGCTTGGCTCACCCGTGATGAGGCCGCCCGCCTTCTCTGGGCTTGCTGGCGCCACGGTCGGACGGTGCGCCTGCCTCGCGGCCGTGAGAAGGGCAAGGTCGTGGAGTCGGAGTGGCACGACCTCCGGCACATCGCCCGCTTCATTCTGATGGGGCTTTATACCGGCTCGCGTTCAGGAGCGATCTTCTCAGCCTCGATCTATGCCGGCGCCAATCGCAGCTTCGTGGATCTTGATAGCGGGATCTTCTACCGGCTAGCGGAGGGCAAGGCCGAGACGAACAAGCGCCAACCTCCGGCCCCCATCCCTGGCCGCCTCTTGGCGCACCTACGGCGGTGGAAGGCCAAGGGCATCATCGCTCAGTATGTGGTCGAGTGGGACGGGAAGCCGATCAAATCCGTCAAGGTTGGCTGGAAGAGAGCCGTGCAGGCGGCCGGCCTGACCCACAAGCGGGTTACGCCTCACACCCTACGCCACACCGCCGCGACATGGCTTATGCAGCAAGGCGTCGATCCCTGGGAAGCTGCCGGCTACCTTGGGATGTCCGAACAGATGCTCCGCGATACCTACGGGCACCATCACCCAGCATTCATGCGGAACGCTGCCGAGCGGATTACACGGAAGCGGTCCCGCTGATGCTACGGGACCGAAACGGTACTGAAACCCCGTGAACAAACGAGCACAGACGCCGCTGCCGTTGCGACAAAACCCTTATACTCCAAGGATGACAGGGCGCACCCTGGCGCTCATAACGGTCTGGTTGCAGGTTCGAGTCCTGCCGGGCCCACCAATCACCCTCCTGCCCTCACCGCCCCGGCCGGAACACCGCGACCGGTTCGGCGAAGCCTTCCACCGCGTGCTCGCCGAGGGGCTCCGTGTGGCCCCAGAGGTGGTCCACGAAGGGGCGCGACATCAGCAGCGGTTCGGCGAGGACCTTGTTGAGCTTGGCGATGCGGCCCGCGAGGTTCACGTCGCGGCCGATCACCGTGAAGTCGAGCCGCTGGCCCGAGCCGACGTTGCCGTAGGCGGCCTCGCCGTGGTGGAGGGCCATGCCGGCCGCGACCGGAATCGGGAAGCGCCCCTCCGCGTTCGCGACCGCGATCCGCTCCAGGCCGCGCTCCGCGGCCGTGAGCGCCGACTGCGCCGCCCCGCCGGTGTCGTCGCCGCGGTCGCGGAAGATGGCGAGCAGGCCGTCGCCCATGTATTTCAGCACCTCGCCGCCCTCGTCCTCGATCGGCGGCACGAGGCAGTCGAAATAATCGTTGAGGAGTTCGACCGCGGCCTCGGGGCTGAGGTCGGAGGAGTGGCGGGTGTAGCTCCTCATGTCGGCGAACAGGATCGCGGAGCGGATGCGCGTCACCTGTCCGCGCAGGATCGCACCCGAGAGGATCGCCCGGTGGGGCTCGTCGCCCACATAGATCCGCAGCACGTCGTCGAGGCGCCGGTTGACCGTGCGCATCTCCATCACGGTCGCGAAGGTCGGGATGATCCCGCGCAGGATCGTCAAGCCCCGCTCGCCGAAGCCGTCGGGATCGCGGGTCGCGAACGAGATCCCGTTCTCGGCTCCCAGCGTGAAGCGGATCGGGATCGTGAGGTAGTGCAGGTAGCCCGCCGCCTTCATCTCCGGGATGATCGGGAAGGCCTCGTCCGGGGTCTCGCGCAGGTCGAGGAGGAGCCACTCGCCGGTGCGGTTCACATGCGCGAAGGGGCTCACCGCATAGACCGTGTCGCGGCGCTCGCCGTGCGGCAGGAGCCGCACGGAGGGCCCCTCCTCCCGGGTCCAGGACCGGCCGATTCCCGCATACTCGGTGTGCAGCGCCTCCATGGCGACGAAGATGCGGTCGACGGGACAGCCGAGGCCGATGAGCCGCTCCGCGAAGCCCGTCAGCAGCGCACTCGAATCCTTCATCTGCGCGGCCTCGCTGACGAGCCAGTCGCGGAACGCCGCGATGCCGGCGAGGAGCGCGACGTCGGGCTCCGACGCCGGGAGCGGCGCGGCGGGCGAGGCGAGGTCCGGGCGCTCCGCCGAAGTTGGGGCGGCGGACGGGGCGAGGTCGGGGGCGGAGGCCAGCATAGCGCCAAGGTGGTCACCGGCCGCGCCCGATGCAAGGCGCATCCGCCCCGCCCGGCGACGGTTGCGCGGCGCCTTTGACAGCGCGGGCCCGGCGGCGCTAATCCGGGCCATGCCCGTGCTCGATCCGCTCTTCGTCACCAAGGTCTACCGCGCCGAACTCGGCGAGGGCAAAGGCGCCCGGCTCAACGGCGAGATCGAGGCCGCCTGCCTCTCGATCGCCGGGGACGACACGGCCGGGCAGCGCTGGTGCGCCAGGAACGGCTACCCGGGCTACACCTCCTACGCCTCGCTCAACGACTTGCCCTGGCGGGTGCCGGTCTTCGGCGAGCTGAAGCGCCTCCTCGACAGCCATGTGGCGGCCTTCGCCAAGGAGCTCGACTACGACCTCGGCAGCACGAAGCTCCAGCTCGATTCGCTGTGGATCAACATCCTGCCGCCGGGCGGGGTGCACACCTCGCACATCCACCCGCATTCGGTGGTGAGCGGCACCTACTACGTGACGATCCCGGACGGCGCGAGCGCGCTCAAGCTCGAGGATCCCCGCCTCGGCTTCATGATGGCGGCGCCGCCGCGCAAGAAGAAGGCGAAGGCGGAGAACCGGCAGTTCGCCTACATGCAGCCGCAGCCCGGCACGGTCCTCCTGTGGGAAAGCTGGCTCCGCCACGAGGTGCCGGTCAACGAGGCGGAGTCCGAGCGCATCAGCGTCAGCTTCAATTACGGCTGGCGCTGA